ATCTGTCGAACAAGTCAATCTCAGCCGGAGACTTAGACAACAATACTCATATTGAATACAGCGCGATAGAGGGTACATTCCCGAACTATAAGCAGGTTTTGCCAGACTTCCACAAGATGGAAGCCGACGGCAACAATGTCGTGAAGTTTATCATATCGCCCAAAAACCTAATGAAGGTCGCTAAGGCGGCAAAGGAGGCGGATGGGGTCGGCGTGGAGATTATTGCGGCGAGCAAAGGGCGCACTATGTGCTCTCTTGAGCCATGCCAGATGACTATCCGTACAAAACAAGGCGATAACATAACGGCAGTCGTCATGCCTATGCGTGATGACTCCGCGATGGGCAACTAAAAAAAGAAAGGCACGGACAATGAAAAGTAGAAGACGATTTCCTATCGCGGCCATGATGACGCTGAAGAGGGCAAACGCCATGAGGGATGTGAAGCCCGGCGCCGGACCGAGGCTCAAGCAGAGCAAGGTCAATCGCCCTAAGTGGAGATTCCTCGCGAAACCCGGCAATCCTAGACCAATCCCGGCCCCGCATGTTCCGCTCTGGATGCAGGGCATTGCGGTAGACAAAACCCGGATAGGGTTCCTGACTCGAAACTCGCGGTGTTTGTGTGGGAGCGGCCATAGGTTTAAGCGTTGCTGTATGATAGATCCCAAATCGTTTTTTAGGAGGACAAAATGAGGATAGGCGAGATAATCAGAATGAAGATGCAGGGCATTGGTGTTGAGGTGAGGAGAACCGGATTGAATTCCGGGCATGTCTGCATTAATGGCAAGCCGGACGAATCGATATCTTTAATCTGGGCGGAGCGCGAGAGATCAGCAAGACCTAAGGTGCTGTCCGAATGAAACTGGTCGCTGTAACGGTTGCGGTTTGTATCTTCGGTGTTGGAATAGGCGGCGTGCTGTGGTTGGCGGGATATGCCGCGTGGCAGGTTGTTTTGTTTCGGAGAGAGCAGAAGCGGCAGGACGTAACAAATGCAAGCGATGGTTGATAATTGTGGACGGGTGTTACAAGACAAAGGAAGGCGGTGAGGTGTGAGATTCATGACTAAGTTTAATACAGGTGATTGGGTATATGGATACTCTATTACCAAAAGTAGGAAGAAGAAAATAAAGTGTGATCTTTGTGATGGGACAACAAAAGTGTGCATAAACGGGACGGAGGATCAAGCTGTTTGTCCGAGGTGTAACTACAGGGGCTTTCTCTATCTTGACGAACCTTGCTGTGAGGCATTTCCTTTTTCTGGCATAGTGGGAAAAATTGCAATTGAATACTATGGTAACGAGGATTTTGTGCCAGAAGATTATCGCGAGCGAGGAACTAAGGTGACATATATGCTGGCAGGTCACGGCATTGGGAGCGGTCGCGTGTTTGATGAGCGCGACTTATTTGCTACGAAAGAAGCGGCAGACGCTAACCTAAAGAAAACGGAGGGAGATTGGGTGGCTTCGCAACACCATTACATTCAACAAGGCGGTAAGAATCGGTCAGAAGAAGCAAATAGGGCAGACGCCCCAAAGGAAGGTGGTGAGGGATGAAGAGATCATGCGCTAAGTGCGGAAGTGACGACCTGTGTATTAAGATTCAGCCCGAAGGGTTGCTCATAACAACATCAGCAAGAGGCAGACATCCGAGTGAGTTTGTTTATTCATCCGAATACGACTACTACTGGAGTCATACGGTGGAAAAAGAGCATCTCTTGATTCATTGCCGATGTTGCCAGCATGAATGGCGTGAGGCTTGTCTGGACGCAAATAGGGCAGGCGACCCACCAATTCAAGAATCAAAGAAACTCGACCATAAAAGCAAGTCATAATCACGATTATACGACGTAGAAAGAGGTGCGGAGTGATGCCACATATCGGGTATAAACAGGCGGCTGGTGCAGTAGATTGTACCTTGTCGGGTATAGGAGGTGCGGAGATGAAATATATAGCATTGATATTAGTAGTGCTGGCAACAGGATGTGTTAGCAATGTGCCGCGTGAAGGAGTCTATCTTTACATCAACGGGGTGCAGTTTACCCGATGCGGAAGCGGATGGTATTCCGAGGAACTGATGACCGACAAGGATGTTAAGTTGTTCATGTCTGTTATGGGCGAAGAAAGACGACCAGAGAAAACATATGAGCATAACCATTGGAGTGACGCGGATGTTATGTTGGGGTCATCTAACCTCAAAATGAAGTAACAGGAGGTACGAAATGAGATTCGACCAAGCATATGTTGAGAAGCTAGAAGCCAGAGTCAAGGAGCTGGAGGAATTGCTGGCAGGAAAGACCAGCACTCTGACATTACGCTTGCTAGATAGAGTCAAGGAATTGGAGGGGGAGAACGAAAACTATAAGGCATTAGTGGAGGACAAAATCCAACAGGCTAGACGGCTATACCCTGACCTCCGAGCCAGAGTCAAGAATCTGGAGGCAAGAGTATCTGAGAAAGATGCGTCAAAAGAAATTAAGAAACGTAAACGTAAACATACCTGTACACAATTCGAGTACGATCACGGAGTGGATGGTAAGAGTCACTTTCCAGTTATGCGTACATGTAAGACCTGTGGTAAACGAGAAATTCCAGACTTAGATACGGGCAAATGGAAGCGATACTAAATTACAGAAGAGATAATTAAATGAAAAAACCTGAAGTAGGAATGCCTGTTTACCTGAAAACCAATGGGGTTGTTAATCGCAATTGGGTTGGGTGGGTGCGAAGAATTAACTGGATGACGGAGCTTGCCGAGATTAGTCCCGAAAGTGTAATTAGCACACATCTATCGGTGCGACCATTCTCTGATTTGGTTAGGGGTAAGTTTACATCAAGAATGCATCCACAATTGCCACAAGAAATTCGAAAATGGAAGGACATAAAAACAGACGATATGGGAGCAGTTTTAGAATAGGTAAACAATTTTAGTGAAGAATCGACAAATTACATAGCAAAGGAGGTGGGGAGTGAGCGACAATGTAGAGTTTATTGAATGGACTAAACAGCAGAATGAGTTACGAGAAAATGATAGACTGGAGTCTAGAATTAGGGAGCTAGAGGAAGGCATGAATATCATACTTGATATAGCCAAGGATGATGGTGGTTGCCTTGCAGATGCAGAGAATGTAGCCAAAAGGCTTATGAGAGGAGAGTGAGATATGGGAATGGGCAATCCAGTATTAGTTAAAGATTTTAAGATTTCGGTATGGTCTAAGGATCCAAAACTGTTCTGCTTAAACTGTTATAGATACGCATCAGAGTGTGAGTGCTGTGATGTCGAACATCGAAATATGCCTGAAGATATATGTGAGCAGCTACGATTCTTTAATGAAAAACTGTTGGAGGAAAGAAACTTAGACCGTAAAGTCTTAAATCTATTGCATCGTCTAGACCAAGATGCATTATTTCAGGACAACTGGCATGGCAACGGTTGCATACACGGGTATAAACCATCATGTGACTGCCCAAATAAAGGGTGCCAAGATGCTGATGACCACAAGTTGTGGAATGAAATTGCAGAAGAATTAATGCAAGCAACAGGAGGTGCGGAGTGAGTGAGAAAAAGCTAATTACACAAGTGCAACTGGATGCCGCAATTAAACAAGGCCAGTTTGACGCTAGCGACAAGGTGACAGAAGAGATATGGAATAGCCTTCCTAATGAAGCAAGCAACAGGAGGTGCGGAGTGAGTGACGAAGGAACGAGGGCATTAATCGACATCGACGATTATAAGATCAAGCTGGATGAGGTGCTTGCGGAGAAGAGGCGGGTGGAAGCCAGAGTCAAGGAGCTTGAGGACGGCATACGCACAGCCATGTTGCGCTTTTGCGATGAGGGTAGCTCTAAGATGATGGAAATACTGCTAGAGACGCTTGGTAGCAAACCGACAGAAAGGGAAGCGAAATGAACTTGAAGAAAAAGCTACATTTGAACACAGCGAACGATATGAAATGGTGGGACGTATTAAGGATGAACTGCCGATATTTGAATGGTCACAGAGAGTGTATTAATAGACCGCGCAAGTATGGGCTTGGGTACATCAGGTGCGAGTCACAGGGATGTCCTCTGCTTCGCAACGATTCGACAGAACGAAACAAGAAGGAGAAATAGAGATGACAACGAGCGAACTAATAGCAAAAATCAACGAAGCAAAACTGAGTTCAGCACATTGGGCTGAAGATGAATTTCCTGAGCTAGGGGGCGAGATAGATGCCGTCAACGAGGACGAGCATAGATGGTACACCATTAAAACATTAGTGTTCAAATTCGGAGATGACTTTATTGGTGTCCGTGGCGCAACAGGATTGAAGTCGGAGTCTATGGGATACGATGACTGTTGTGTGGAGTGCGAGGCGTTTGAGATGAAAGAAGTTCAGTCGGTAACATACAAGAAGGCATGAAGAAGCTATACTGTTTTCTATTTGGGCATGACATGATTAAGGAAACCGAGATAGACAATACGCATTCAGTATTCGGTGACTTCGTGTGCATGAGATGTGGCAAACGTCACGGTTATCAGTGGGATAGGTAATGCAATCTATTCCGACAGAACAAAGCAAAGGAGAGCAGGGATGAAGCTGAATCTGATTGTTAGGTGTGTAGACAAGGAGAGAAAACATGACAAGACTTGAAACAGAACGAATCAAGGGGCACACAGAGGCAATGGAATGGTGCATGGAACTGGCTAAGCGATGGAGAGAACAGTCTGAAAAATTGACTGACGAAGAGCAGCTGCACGCCGGATTCCCTGACCAATTTGCTGACGAACTCGAAGAACACATTGACCAATACGCAAACACCTAACAGAGACTAGGCGAACGGTCGCACGAAAAGCACTAGAAGAAAGCGAGGATGGAATGAGTGACTTCTACGAACCAGACAATATTCCTCACAATGTGCAGGAGGCTAGAGAAATTATGGCTGATGGACTACTAAAACAAAATAACGAACTAAAGCAACGCATTGCCGAGTTGGAGGAACAGTTAAAGCTAGAGCAACGTCCGTGGTCAGTTGAGTTCTGCTATAACAATGGAGACAATCCTTTTGCTAGGATTCCACTGAGAATAGTTGATGTCGGTGTAGCAGACCATATTCTTGTAGTTAAAAATGACAAGATTGAGCAAGCACTAGAGAAAGCGAGGATGGGATGAGTGACAAACCGACAGGAGGTACCTCGAAATGAAGTGGGTATTGTATCGGCTGGTAATGAGAATAGCTCACCGATTCAACTGGCACTATGCACCACCGATCTATCCAGAGGGCGACACTCAACTCTGGTGTAAGTGGTGTGGCTTCAGGGCTACAGTTAAAAGGTCTGGAGTGAAACCGACATTACATAGCAAAGGAGGTGGGGAGTGAACCTCGCCAGCCTGTCAGAAAAACAACCATCTATTTCTCACACATTATTGTTAATAGACAGAAAGGTATATTAAACGAAATGAGCCTAAAATACGAACAGTACAGAGCATTAAAGATTACCCGCGATTTCCTCAGGGATATCATTGCGAAACCGAGGCAACCCCAGAAGGTATTGAAGCAGCGAGCGTCATCCTGCCTGCGCCATTATCCGTTCCTAAAGAGCAACGGAGAGCCGATGTTCAGTGCCGACGACTTTGAGTGTCCTGATATTGATACGGAGGGATAATGAGAGCCTTAACGGTAATCATGGTTGTTATAGCTATAGCGGCGATAGCGGCCTCTCTTCATAATCCCCACAAGCATCCTTGACTGTCATGCCGCTTTGTGATACAAACCGACAAAGTTCAGGAATTGCCGACGAAGGAGCCGACGATGCCTAAGAGAAAAGTCAGTGTGAAAAAATCCGCCACAGAGAAGGGCCCAAAAAAGAAACCCACCGTCAAGAAGCGGAAAGAAAAAGTCGAAGAGCCTGAGGTGATGAAGGACTATTCAAAGCCCCTCAAGCGCATCCAGCACGAGCAATTCTGTCAAGCCATGATTACCGAGCCGTACGCAACCAGAGCTTACCTTAAGGTTTATCCCGATTCTTCCTATGACGCCGCCGCCGTATCCGCCCACACACTCCTGAATAAACCAGATATAGCAGGCCGGATAGCCCACCTCATGGGGAGGGCCGCAGAAGACTGCATTGCCAGCAAGAAAGAGCTCCTGAAGACTTACACAGAGACTGTCCGGGCAGACATTGCTGACTACCTGACGTGCGGCATTGACGGCGTATGGTACGTGAGTATAGGGAAAGACATGCCCAACACGAGGGCCATCAAGAAGATCAAGACCACCACGCGGATTTCTGGTAACGGTGATGACGCCGAGACTGCTATAATAACAGAGCTTGAGCTTAAGGATCAGGTTGCCGCAGGGCGAGAGATCGCTAAGCTTCTCAACCTCACAGAAGGCCGGGATGATCATTTAACAGTGGACGCTGGTCCGACCCTGAGAGACATGCTTCTCCGCGCACAAGACCAGCCGCGAGGACTACCCCCTCACTTGCGGGTAGAAAAAGGCGATAAGGCAAGTTGATGTCAGACGTTAAGTACCATATCGAGGATAAAGAGTGGAGGATGAATAACCTCTACTGGATTATCGACAAGAATGGTGACCGGGTTAAGTTTAAGATGAATACGGAGCAGAGGAAACTCTACGACGAGCTTCATTTTAAGAATGTTACGTGCAAAGCAAGACAATTAGGAATGACGACTTTCGCCTGCCTTTATTACCTCGACGAGTGTTTGTTCCACCCGCATGTGGAGGCTGGTATCATTGCCCACACTAAGCCTGATGCCATGGACATATTTCGCCGCAAGATCCAGTTCCCGTATGATAATCTCCCGGCGGATCTCAAGGATGAGGTCAGCCTAATTACCGACAGCAAAAGCCAAATGGGATTTAGTAACGGGTCGGTCATTAATGTCGGCACCTCTATGCGTGGCTCGACGCTTCAATACCTTTTGTGCTGTGTTTCTGGCGATACTGAGATCATCTTGAAGGGGTCTGACATTAAGGCTATTAAAGATGTTCAGGCTGGCGATCAGGTAATGACAAGCAAGGGTTCTCTCCAGAAGGTGGTCGGTATATCAAAGCGCAAACTTACAGAGGTCGGAGAGCCGCTGTTGTCTGTTAAGACATTCGGAAATTATGACCCCCTCAAGATTACCGCTAATCACAAAGTCTTAACCCGAGAAAAATCAACTGGGTACCATGTGTGGAAAAGGGCTGGCGAAATTGAAAAAGGAGACTATATGGCGTTCCCTATCTGCCCTGTCAGCATGAAACTAAGGCGCAAGCAGGTAGCATGGGGTAAGCCGAAGTGGGTCTTTAAGAACGGCAAGCGCCAGCCAAACGAAGGAGTATATGTAGAGCCTACTTGGGATCTCGGATGGATCTGCGGTTTCTATCTCGCTGAAGGCACCATACGCCAGCCCAAAGATGGGCGAGAACCCACTGCTGTAACTTTCTCTGTTGATCAAGACGAAGTAGACATGCTTCTGGAGAAACTAGAACTCTTTCGCAAGCGCATGGGGCAACCGGGACACTCAGATGCCCCTTTGTTTAAGGTTCGGGATATGGCGGATAGCAGGACATTCTGTGTTGATGTCAACAGCAAGATTTTTACGGCGTTCATCAAGCAGAACTTTGGGGATAGTCATAACAAAGTGTTGCCCGACTTAGTGTGGGGCTGGGGTCACCCCTTCTGCAAGGGGCTAATAAAAGGCTATGTGGATGGAGATGGTTGCGATACAAATCCAAGGCGTATTAGTGTTGTTTCCACTAGAAGGCAGTTAATTTATCAACTGAAGCGGCTCCTTTTGGCGTATCGGATTGGAATGCCGTCTATATATCACGCTAAAGCTGGACGGCGATACGGGCGCAACTGTCAAGAACAATGGACGCTCCAGCTGTCTGGTGTGGCAAACTGGAAGTTCAGAGAGAAGTTTGGGATGCCTATGCCCCCGCTTCCCAATACTTGGGCGGGTCGATGGCGGATCAAGCACGGACGCCGACCAGAGGGTAGAAAATTGTGGCGGAGGGGAAAGCATGTGTATTGGACAAGGGTAACCAATGTCTCGAAAGTCGAGCCAGAGGAGTATGTCTATGACTTGGCGCTTGCTGATTCCCCGCATGATTATCTCACAGTGAACGGAATCATCCATAATTCTGAGATCGGCAAGATATCCAAGATGGCTCCAGAGAAGGCCCGTGAAATTCTAACTGGTGCACTTCAGGCGGTAGGCAAGGGCGGCTTGGTAATCTTTGAGTCCACGGCAGAGGGCCGTTCAGGCGTTTTCTTTGACATGTGCCAGAAGGGGCAGAAGTTGATCGAGTCGCGGTCGCCGCTTACAGAGATGGACTTCAAGCTTCACTTTTTTCCGTGGTTCGATAGCCTTGAGTATAGCCTCGATGCTCCAGTTCCGATCACCAAGCCCATGGTTGAATACTTTGAAAAGATCGAATCTGAAATCCGCAAGACTCGTCCGGGGTTCAGATTTACAATTGGCCAGAAGGCTTGGTATATCAAGAAGCGCGAGCTTCTCGGTGATGATATTTTCCGCGAATATCCGGCAACAATAGATGAGGCCTTTCGCTCTGGAATTGAGGGCACCTACTTCAAGTCTCAGTTTAGGTGGCTCCGGGAGAACAATCGCATCACATCTGTCCCGGTACAGGATGGCGCCTGTGTGGATACTTGGTGGGATCTTGGCATGAACGACCTGATGAGTATATGGTTCACGCAGGATATTGGCAGGGAGGTTCATGTGATTAACTACTACGAGAACTCGGGAGAAGGGTTAGAGTTCTATCGTGATGTCCTCGATCAGTACGGTAGGGATCTCGGGTATAGGTATGGACGGTGTGTCGCCCCCCATGATATCAAGGTAAGAGAACTGGGAACGGGCGTATCCCGGCTGGAGACAGCCCGAAGTCTGGGTCTTAACATGGAGGTCGCTCCCCTAGTTGAAAGCAAGATGGACGCTATTCAGAAGGCAAGATCGGTATTTAAGATATGCTGGTTTGATCTTGAGAATACGGCAGAAGGGCTGGAGCATCTGGAAGAGTACCGTAAGCAGTGGGATGAAATCCACGGGGTCTTTAAGGACAAGCCCCTGCACGATCAGCATTCCCATGGAGCAGATTCGTTTTTAACCTTTGCGATAGGTCATGATTTCCAAATGGTGACAACAACATCACGTCGTAAGGTAAGAGCAAGACGTGTAATAGCGAGAAACAGTAAGGGGTGGACATAATGAATGAAGAAATCGAGTTCGAAGTATTAGGTAGTGAAGGGGTTGTGACTGACACGCTGACACCGAATCAGTCTAAGATCGTGGAATATCTGGAGTCCATGCCGGACAACCGGGTAATGACATCTATGAGGCTTGCCTCTGAGATCGGGGTCACAAAAAAAACAATATGGGAGCTTCCCCCAAGCCTGAAAAAAAAGCACTCTTGTAAATACAAGAAGGGAAATGCATACGTCTGGGGTGGGGCCGAGACAATAGAGAAGTATCGACAGAGGTTCCCAAGATGAGCGGCAGTGATATTATAGTAGACGGAGCGCCTCAGGAAAGACCACAGCGGGAAGGAATATCCCGGCTGGATCTCAATGAAGGTAAGGGCACGGGAACATGTGACATCACGGTGAGAGCCCGGCAGGTAACAATTGAAACCCTGCAGGACTCGCTCAATCAGCATGGCGTTGATACTGATATCTGGATGGTGGACAGATGGCTTACCAACGACTGGTCGGTAACGATGGGAGACAGGGGCACTGGTGGCATGGGCGCTCAGACCTACATGAACTGTCAAGTTAAGGTGTGGCTCAAACGGAGAGAGGCTGAGCCCATCGAAAGAATGCTGGAGCGTTTCATTGAGGATGCAAAGAATCATTCTCCGAAATACAAGAAGGTAAAGCGATCCCGAGCAAAGAGAAGTAAGAACCTCCTCGAGATCAACATGCCGGACATACACTTAAGCCAGCTATCATGGGCTCCAGAAACGCTGGGGGACAACTATGACACCAAGATGGCCTGCGATATGGTTAAGGCCGCAACTGAACAGGTAGTAGAAAGGGCGATGCCGTTTAATCCTGAGAAGATGTTGATAGTGCTTGGGCACGATTACTTTAACGTCGATAACTTCCAGAACATGACAGCGGCAGGAACCCTGCAGGATGTTGACTCGCGATGGCCCAAGACCTTTACCCGAGGCCGAAGGCTGGCTGTTGAGCAGATTGACTATTGCCGGAGACACGCCCCGGTAGATGTCCTGATTGTTAAAGGCAACCATGACCCGGTCACAGTGTATGCACTCGGTGAAGCCTTGCAGGCATGGTACAGGAACGCCAAGGATGTAAACATAATCCTTGAGCCTGCCGTCCGGCACTACTACCACTGGGGAGAATGCCTTATAGGTCACTCGCACGGGTGCAAGATGACGAAGTCTCACATCAAAGAGTTGCCGCTCAGGATGGCAACGGACTGTCGCAAGATGGGCTGGAAAGAGTCTCGGTACTGTGAGTGGCACCTCGGCCACCTGCATCATGAGGAGTCAATAGATGTCGGCGGAGTCTTGATACGGTTTCTCGCGTCACTGGCCCCGCTTAGTGCATGGGCGGCTGGTGCGGGATTTAATGCCCAGCGATGTACGGATGCATTTCTGTGGAACAAAGACCAAGGCAACATTGCTACGTTTAAGCATGTGCCTGAAAGGAGCATGGAATGAAAGGAGCCTCCAATGAAAGTTAAGCCAAGCGAAATATGGGAATCCCTCCACGTCCTCCACGACTACAATATCAATCCGGTGAGTCGAGAGGTATACATTGGGGGCTGGCCTCACAGTTACGAGGATGAGGAGATTGGGGTTGATCACCAGATGGCATGTGAGTTCATCCGCAATATGACTTTCCTAGAGAATCAGTCGCAAGATCCGATTATCATCCATATGTGCACTGTAGGTGGGGATGAGTCTTACGGAATGGCGATGTTTGACAAGATTAAATCAAGCCCGTGCCACATCACGATCACCGCGTACGCCCACGCCCGGTCTATGTCGAGCGTTATCCTGCAGGCGGCAGACTTGCGACGCATGACAAGTAACTGCTTCTTTATGATTCATCACGGTACTGTTTTTGCCATTGATACATACAAGGGCGCTAAGAGCTATATGGACTGGTGCGAGCGAGGGAAAGACGTCATGATGGACATCTACACTGAGCGATGCAAGCTAGGCGCAAAAGAGATCGAGGAAAGGTTAGACAGAAATCAGGAGTGGTATTTGACAGCTCCCGAGGCGCTAGAGCATGGATTCATTGATGAGATTGTGGACTAAGAGAAAGGACCAACAATGAGTTTCGAAAAACCCAAGAAGAATTATCCGCTGATTATCGCAGTGGATTATGATGACACCATAGCACACGGCCCGTTTGATGGTGAACAGTCGATAGACCTAGGCATAGTAGAGAAGTTAAAGCGGTTCAGGAACTCCGGGGCGCAGATAGTGCTCTGGACCTGCAGGATGGGCGATAATCTCCTTAAGGCCGAGAAGGCTATGGCGGAACTAGGGCTCGCCTTCGATTCTGTGAACAAGCCCTGTCAGGCGGCTGTAGATATCAGCAGTGATTATGGGATTGGCTGGGATCAGCGCAAGGTCTATGGCCATCTGTATGTGGATGACAAGGCTCCGGGAAGTATAGAGTTCTTTAAAGGCCTGACCCCAGTTGGTACGCTCCATGAATATCTGGAGCAGGTGAAGACAGAGAATTGCAGGCCGGGAGACATTATCCCCATCTTGCCAGAGGGCAACAAGGAGAGGGAGGAATATCCACTCTTCAATGGTTTGATCGGATACTTCCCTCACGCCTGTGCAGAAGTCGCGCATCACAGCTATATTTCTAACGAGCAACATAATCCCGGCGAGCAAATGCATTGGGCCAAAGAGAAGAGTATAGGCAGGGGTGACAAGATCCTTCGTCATCTCGCGCAGGGACTCCTGACAAAGTCCCCCATGTATACTCCAGAATGGCATGAAGAAGTTAAGCACCTCAGGGCTCAGGCTTGGAGAGCGTTCGAGATACTTGAGCGGAAGCTAACAGGACTGCCTCCGTTTGATGTCACAGATTCTGACCGCAAGGAGGTGCGTAATGCTTGACCAGACACGACAAGGAAAAATAGACATAGGCCTGCACGATATAAACCAGCACCCAGAGAACATCTCTGCGCTATTCACGGCAATGCAGTTTGTCCCCATACACATTGATCTGGACATACTGGGCGCCAAGTTCAGGTATACTGGAATCTCGCCAGAGTTCAGGGAGCTCGCGAAGGGAGAGTTGATCCCGGTGTGCAATCTCTGCTATGGAGTATCCGGCGGAGAGATAACGAGTCTCAGCCTGATGGAGGTCGAGCATGAGTAGCAAGGGCTCTAAAGCATTCGAGGACAGGTTCCGCAATCTAATCATCGCATCAACAGGCAAGGCGCTTGCAGAGTGGGAGGACATAGAAATCCTTGCCGCTCTGGCCAAGTATCAGGCAGTAGCACTGGGGAAGATATTCCTCGGAGGTCAAACCACAGCTATCCAGCCGTTGGTGGGCGCATCACGGATTCTGGGAAAAGAGGCTGACAGGCGCAAGTTGTTGGAGAAAATCCCCGAGATCGACATGAATAAGATTGATGAGTTTGAGCAATGGGAAAAGGAGCACGGCAAATGACAGACAAAGGATACAGAGTAACACACAACAAGACGAAGTCACCGTTCAGGCCGCGTGCCCACATGCTGACCAACGAAAAATCACGTCGGCATTTCCCCATAGCACAAAGCCGGGAGCACGAGGACAGCTTCTGTATCCGGGCCAGCAGGTGCAAGAATAAGGGCAAGTGTGACGAATGCGTCCCGCTGTACAGGCTGTGGGAGGAGAAATGATACCCAAGACTTACGACGTAGCCCGGCCTTTCATGAAAGCCATACTTAAGAGACTGCCAATACTCGGCAGGCTCCCCATCTTCCGGCAGTACAAGAAGGGCGGTAAGTTTTACGAGAAGGAGGAAAAACAATGATAGAGCATGGCAATCCAGAAAACCCAGTTTACAAGGAGTTCCTGAGAGCGCCCAGCGTGAATGAGAAAACCGGAGCCCGGTATTTCCCCGCTGAGCTAATCACAGAGAACACAATACAAAACGAGGAGGCAATACCAGATGCCGAAGAACATACAGAAGACAGTAATGCAGGTGGTGAGCAGGAACGCGGAATCGACAATGCAATCATTGGATCAGACGCTGGAGGAACTCGGGATGGACTCGCTGGACCGGATAGAGTTGGCGATGGATCTGGAGGACAGGTTTCAGGTGGTGTTCATTGATCCCGAGCCGGGCGAATGGAATACAGGCAACGACGTTATGGCGTCATTAGAGAAAGTGGGTGTGAAATGATGCACACAGAGAAGTTGATGTTTCGTTTAATGCATAGCCCTGACAGGTTTGGCTATGAGTTACAATTGGCTCAGAAGCATCCAGATGGCAGGGTGCGGTTTGCCGAAGAGGTGAAGATGGCGGAGGTTCCTGTCGGGCAGGTGACTCCATCTATGTTGCATATTGAACATGAAGAAGTACAGCAACTCATGGATATGCTCTGGAATGCCGGAATTAGGCCATCTCTGGAAGACGGCACGACAGGACAGAGAGCCGCCATGCAGGACCACATTAACACACTGAAAAAGCATTGCGACACATTCGCAGAGATGGCCCGGAAAGGGCCGGACCTTGTAATGGTACCAGAAGGAAGCGAAAGGAGCATATAAATGACAAAGCGCAAATGGAAAAACGAAACCAACAGGAAGCGGATTGGGGTTCCGAAGCCGTTGTGGGACAAGATGGGCAAGCGAGGACAGGTGGCTTGCTCTCGAATGTTTGATGCCATGCAATCATTGGATCAGACGCTGGAGGAACTCGGGATACGCATCAAATTCAATGGTAACATTAACCAGACTAAGGAGAAAGACGATGGCTGAACTACTGGACAGTATGATCTACGATCTCACAAGAACGGGCCGGGGTGGTCTTTGCGGCATCATCAAGAAGGGGCGCTTCTCGAAGCAATTCAAGCTCCCTATCGATGGCGAGATGAACGGAGATATGATTCAAGAGATGTTCACAGAGCTTGGTAGGCGTATGGCTGGTGAGTACCGAGCATGGCAGATAAGGCAAGGCTAAAAGGAGGCAGGCAATGCCACTAACACCAAAAGGTAAGAAGATACTGAAGCGCATGAAGAAGCCGAAAAGCAAGGGTGGTTACGGCAAGAGCAAGGGTAAAAAGGTATTCTATGCGTCAAAGAACAAGGGTACCATCAAGGGCGTAGAGAAGAAGAAAAGGTAAGGAGGATCACAGATGACACCAGTAAAGACAGTGCTACACAACAATAGATGGCGAATCGTTGAGGACGGAAAGACATCTCCGCTCCGGGCAGACACAAAGAAAGGCCCCAAGAAAGGAAACCCTGTAGATGGCGGCGGCTTTCCTAATACTCCAGCAGGCAAAGCTAAGGCTGAACGTCAGGCGGGATACATAAACAATCCTAAGAAATAACCGATAAATTGCGACACGGCTGAAAGGGTAATATGAGCGAAACATATGATATCATTGAGGGGTTGCGGCATAGAGTCAAGGCGGCAGAGGAGCAGATAGAGTTTCTACGGAAAGACAGGGATAAGCTTCATGCCAAGATTGCAACACTCAAGAGTATAAACCACAAGCTGGCTCATAGGCTTGGCGAAGAGGTATCAGGAGGTGGGAAGTGAGTGATGATTCAATGATGGGTGGATGTACTGATTGTGCATGGAACAGTAAACACCAGAAACAGATAGCCGAACTCCAAGCCAGAGTCAAGGAGCTTGAGGCTAAAGTCGAGGCAGGAGACATTTGTATACGATTTGGGCTTGAGCGAGAGGAGCGACTGCGGGAGAAACTGGAGAAGATTGCTAATGCACCAATGATAAGCATGGCAGAAGGTCGCAGGGCTAAAGAGATAGCCAAGGAAGCTATAGGAGAATAGATGGAATCCTACCACGTAGTCATCCGTCGCTCTGGGAGCAGGTGGCGATGGCTGTTAATGGAGCTCGATATACTGGTCCGACAGGGCTTTGGCGGAACATGGGCCGAGGCACAGCGTCGAGGCGAAGCGGCTCGCAAGGAGTACGTTCGAAACCTCAGAGCCCGGCGTAAAATAAAAATATCCGAAATATGAAAAAAGTATTTGACGCCCAACGTGTCCACCGTAAAAGATGGGCATGGCTGAAGATACTGTAACGCTAGAACCAGAACAGACAGAGGCGACACCTGATCGCCCGTTTCTTGACGTAAAGAGCAACCAGCAACTGAATGCTGACGCGATGGAACGTCAAACAAAGAAGCTCCTCAACGACGAGGAGTATAATTCCCGCTTAGCATCTCTCATAGAAGAACGCTTTCAACGTGCAGTCACAGCCAAGGACGCCCAGACAGACATCCTGATGGATCAACTCCGAAGGCGCAAGGGTGTCTATTCAGCCTCACGCATGGCGGAGATCAAAAGGCAGGGCGGATCTGACATCTGGATGAAGCTCACCGAGATCAAGTGTAATGCCGCTGATGCTTGGATAGCTGACATCATAACCCCAGTAGAAGAGAAGCCTTGGTCCCTATCCCCTACTCCGGTCCCTGAGCTCCCTTCAGACCTTGTAGATGAGATAGCCAACAGGACCATAGCCGACCTTGAGGCCAATGACTTTCAGTTCAATGAGGAAGAGATAGCCGAGATCGCGGTCAAGTACCGTGACGAGATGTTTGCTCAGGCAGATGAGGCGGCACAGAAGCGTGCCAAGCGTATGGATGAAGAGATCGATGATCAGTTCACTGAGGGTGAGTTGGCGGAGGCGCTCGAAGAGGGTATAAGCGATCTGACGACCTTCGGCACCATGATCATCAAGGGTCCGTTCCTGAGATTCAAGAAGAAGCTTCAGTGGGATGACAAGAACAACTTCGCTCCGATAGTATCTGACGAGTTGACTATGCAGTTTAAGGCTATTGATCCCCTTAAGTTCTTTCCGTCAGCCGGGGCCACGACTCCAAACGATGCGGTATATACCTGCGAGGTAGACGAGTTTACCCGGAAAGCCCTCTCAAACATGAAGGGTATGCCAAACTATTCTGATACACGTATTGATAAACTCCTGAGAGAGAACAGGAAAGGGGTCACGGTACCGCTCAAGACTAACTCAGAACAGAGTGATCTCGAGGACAGGGACAGCTCAACAGACCTTGAAAACCCTGACGCGAACTATCAGGGCGTATGGCATTGTGGCGAAATGGAAGGCTATGTCCTGAAGGAGTGGGGGCTTTCCGGCGTTCAGGAGAACGAGAGCTACGAGATTGTTGCGCTGAAGATTGGCGGCGAGGTGATACATTGCCATCTGAACCCAGATCCTCTTGGCCGCAGGGATTACGTCAAGGCCGTCTACAAGCCCGTAAAGGGCTCGTTCTGGGGTGAAGGTATACCTCTGCTGATGAAAGACATGCAGGACGCCTGTAACAGCACGGCAAGACACCTTATCAATAACCTCGCGGTAGGGTCTGGTCCTCAGGTAGTAGTCAGTGATATCGACGCTCTGGCAGAGGGTGAGGACATCACGGCTATGTATCCTTGGAAGATTTGGCAGTTCAATGATCCGATGAGGACGGGGAAGAGTCCGGTAAGCTTTGATCAGCCTCAGGTTTACGCTCGCGAGCTCATGGAAGTCTTTAAGTTCTGGATGGATCTGGCTGATGAAGAGACTGGTATTCCAAAGTACGAATACGGTCAGGCCAGCACAAAGGGTGCAGGCGCTACAGCCTCGGGCCTCGCGATGCTCATGAACAGCTCCAGCCGTGTCCTCAAGAAGTCTATCCAGAATGTAGACAAGAGGATCTTTAAGCCGCTGATCGAGAAAGCTTTTGTTTGGAACATGCTGTACAACGACGACCAGAGCATCAAGGGTGACGTCCAGATCGAGACTCAGGGCGCCATGGGTATCTTTGTCAAGGAACAGCGCCAACTCAGGCTATCAGAATTTACACAGAATACGGCCAACCCGGACGACAGGCAGATCCTTGGACTGAAGGGCAGGGCAAGACTCCTGAGGGAGAATGCCAAGGGGCTGGATATTCCCATAGATGAGCTGTTGCCTTCCGAGCTCGAGATAGAGCAGATGGAAGAGGCAATGAGGCGACAGGCTCAAATGGCACAGATGGAACAAGGCGGGGTACCGGGCGGAGTCCCGGCGGGGCAATAATAACAACAGAAGGAGAAAGAGCTATGGCACAGTACCAGATACTTAGGGCAGGCATAGTAGTCCTTGGCGACTCGAGTCTCGGAACAGCGGCTCAGGTTCGTTGCGGTTCAAAGACCACAAGGGCAACAGTGTATGCTGAAGAGAATGACGGCTTCAACAGTGCTCCTATCGGCTCGCTGTATCTCAGCAACGACGGATCTACTGGCAAACTTTATGTCAAGGTAGCCGGAGCTGGGGCCAGTACCGATTGGCAGAAAGCCACTACGACAGCCGCTGACTAAAACCTTAACCGCCCAATAGGCAGGTGAAGTGATATGAAAGGCAAAGGCAAGAAAGTGATGGGAATGGGTGATCACGCCCGAACCCACATGAAAGGCTACAAGGATGTTACGCACGGGCATAAAAACCTGAAGGCTGGCAAACCTTGCAATGCTAAAAAGATGTGATGAGTTGCGGTGCCGGGGGGTAAGACCTCTCGGCACCTTAACCCAGAAAGAAGAACAATGAGAACAATGAGACATATCAAGTTTAAGAAAGATACCAAAGAGACATGCCTGAAGATCCTTGCCGATCTCAGGAATGATCGTGATTTTCAGTACTTGGTAGAAAATATGCTCGCGGAGACTTATGAAGTTAACCGCGACCGATGCGCGGAAATGATCCATACCATGCCAGAGTTCCCGGTAGTCCAAGGCGTGACGCAGGCATTCCGCGAGATCACAGAGATTTGTCATGAAGCTCGAGAGGTTCTTGAGCGCATTCATAATAAAACCAACACCCGACCAGTAGGCCGAGAGAGGAGATAGATAACATGACAATACCAGACAACCTTCCAGATTCCGTTAAGAAGGACATGGAAGATGTGCAGAAATTCGAGGAGCAAAGAAAAGGACGACGCGACAGTGCCGCCCCTGTTTCTACGAATGAAGCCGACAGTGGGCAAGCCGTGGGCAAGGCTGTATCTTCGGATGCACCGACAAACCCCAGCGAGCCTAAGGAAGAGCCAGCGACTCGCGCAGTTGAGTCATTGGAGCAAACCGTAAAACGCCTTGAGCAGGAAAAGGCTGACCTTAAGCGCCAGCTAAATTCCGTCAGTGGAAATTACGGAGGAACAGTACAGAAGCTGAAGTCTCGAATATTCGATCTTCAACAGCAGAATGAAGACATGAAGAAAGAGATGGACCGCCTTGCCGAGGAGGGTGCAGGAAAAGCCGGAGATCCAACCGAGTCTCCTGTAGATCCGAACATGCCTCCCGAAGGTACATCAGAGCATCTAAAGTATGTTACTGATGAGCTCGTGGATAAGTATGGAGCCGAGTTTTTCGATGCGGTATCGCTCGTTGCCCGAGGATTGGACGACAAGCGTTTCGAAGAGCTGAGAGAAAAGGCATCCGAAGCTGAAACCAAGGTACTGGACTTCGAAACTCGCCAAAAGACCGAGAGGTTCTGGCGGGACGTTGAGAAGGAAGCTCCCAATGCATATGCTGTCAACGGTGACGCAGAGCGTGGCATTCCGTGTGCTGAAGGATGGGGTAGGTATCTGGACGAACCAATAGCAGAAGGGAGCCTGATCACTCGCAGAGAGGAAGCTGAACGTGCCATGGCGGCGCTGGATGCTTCGGCATTTGCGAGACTGGTCAATGAGTTCCAGAAGCTAAAGGCTCAAAATAGTAGTTCAACCCCGAGTCAATCGGGACCAGCAGGACAGGCAGTGCCGCAAAGTTCGGCCTCACCTGTTCACGTTGATCCAAATTCAGGCAATGGTCCGATCATCCCGGAGAGTGAAGTAATCGCTTTCCAGAATGCTAAGCCCGACGCTTACTCGATTGATGAGGTTAATAGATTAACGGCAAAGTATGCCAGTGCATATCGAGAAGGCAGAATTCAGAAAGGAGCCTAAACGAAATGCGTCTGGGATATAACGTCAAAGGAGAAAAGGAATGAGCGTTTCACCGACACCGGGGAATCCCCAGTACGCTGATAGCGACATAGCCTATATCCCACAGATGTATGCCAAGAGCGTTAACGTCAAGTACTATGCTAGGTCAGTGCTTGCCGCCATCTCGAACACAAAGTACGAGGGCGACATCAAAGACCACGGCGATAAAGTGATCATAAGGACTCGTCCTACTATCACTATTCGCAACTATGCTAAGGGTCAGGACCTCACTCAGGAAACCCCTGAGAGTGCTCCTCTCACGATGAACATAGACAAGGCTAAGTACTACGATTTCGTTATTGACGACGTCGATGAGAAACAGGCTGACATAGTCCTCTCGTCCGAATTCACGGACGACGCATCTGAGCAGATGCGTATCGCAATTGACACTGACGTGCTCGGGTCAGTATATGCAGATGCCGATAGTAGCAACAAGGGTGCGACCGCTGGAGCAATCAGTGGCGCCTACAACCTTGGCGCTACTGGATCGCCTCTAGCGGTAACCAAACAGAACGTAATCGACGTAATCACATCGATTGGCGCAGTGCTCGATGAGCAGAACGTGCCTGATGAGATGCGCTCGCTGGTCGTTCCGGCATGGTTCCGTTACATGATCATGAATAGTGATCTTACCAACGCCTCGATAACAGGCGACGATAAGAGCCCGATTCGTAATGGTCGCGTGGGCGAAATCGACAACATCACGCTGTACATGAGCAACCTGCTTGCTACTACGACGGATGGGTCTAACACTGTAACCAACATGATTGGTTGCCAGTATGACGCCCTTTCGTTTGCTTCTCAGCTCGTCAAGAACGAGACTCTGAGGGCTTCACGTAAGTTTGGTCGCGAGTACAGGGGTCTGCAAGTATATGGTTACAAGGTGGTCAAGGACGAAGGTATGGTCCACCTGTATGCCTACAAGGGTTAATCCCAGAGGAGAGATATAAGATGAAGAATCGCGTATTCTCAATAGTTCTGGGTGCCCTCTGTGTTCTCGCCATTGCTTTGGTGGGATTCGCAGATACTCAGGACAAAACTGTCGGGGGTACCTCCGGGTATCCGGCTAACGTACGGGGCAAGACTTTCCTTCTGGAAAGAACGATTGACTTTGCTCTGTCTGCAAACACTGGTACTTCTGGCGATGTCTACCAGATGCTTAACATACCTGCGGGTAGTTATGTCATCGCGGCTGGACTGGAAGTAGAGACTATAGAAGATAGCACATGTACGCTCACGATTGGTGACGGCACGGACGCAGATGGATGGATCAAGTCCACATCTATGACTGGCGACGTTACTTATGCGTGGACCACATGGGCGGCTACAAATGCTCCTATCGTCTATCTGAACGCCAGTACCAATGCAACCACAACTACTGTGCAGATAGCATCGTCTTCGATGCCTGCATATGTGGGCGGAAAGGCCTATACGTCTGCCGATACAATCGACATGACGCTTGGTGCTAACGCTGATACCCTGAAGATAACTATCAGGGCTCTGGTTGTGCCTATTGCAGGAACTGAATAATCAGTAAATTGGCTGGGAGGAGCCCTTCGGGGTTCCTCCCGCTTCAGCCAAAGAAAGGAAAGAAACAAATGGCTATCAGTGAATCCAAAAAGTTCCTCAAGAGTACTAAGGACGGATACGTTTATCCTTACACCGAAATCCTCGCTCAGCGCGATGATATGATCGTGTGTGAAGGTAGCGGCGAAGTCAAGGCTCCCAAGTCCGAAGGGCAGGAAGCTGTAGGGCTCGAAGAGGAAATAAATAAACTGAGAAAGCGGCAGGATGTTCTGGATATCGCGGCCCGGTATGACGTCGAGTTCGATGCCCCGGACGCTAAGATCATAGAGCTGAAAGCGGCACTAATCGCTGATCTCAAAGAAAGAAAAATCATTGCACCTGAGTCCACTGAGGATGACGGTAAAGACGCTGGCGAGGAGTAAGATATGTCTGTCTCGTTTGATAATTTAAAGGTATTGGCAATCCCACAACTGAATTCATGTCCTAACCAGATTATCGAACAGCGTCTGTATACAATGGCAAAACGATTCTTTAATCGCAGTGAAGTCTGGATTCTAACCCAGAACCAAGCTGTGGTTGCAAATCAGTTAGCCTACGTGCTTTCCCTCCCTACAGGCTACACGAATGCAGAGGCCAAGCGCCTGCGTGGGGTGTGGTATGGGGAGGATGCCGCTGACAAAGCGGATAGTGATCTCGTTGATACCGAGAGATACGAACTGGATCGATCAAGGGCATACGTCCTCATGGCCGGAACAGCAAGCCCGGACATCACGGGAAGGTATTACTACAATGGAGCGAGCTACAATAGCGAGAAGGTCTACGAGTTCGGATCTACGCCATACTTCATATGGAACGATGGATCTAATTGGATTTTAAGCACAGCGGTGGGAACCAAGACGAATTACTATTCAGCGGCAACCCTGACGGCTACATGGACTGCCGCCGGGACCTACACGGGAGCACCCACATCAACAAACGGCGATGATCTGGCCGTCTACCTTTATACCCCATGGACAAGCGCCATCACATCAGGCCTCACGACAGAGCTGGTGCTGACCCCGGACATAGCCAACCATGAGGTGCCCGGCGAGTATATGGACGACTGGGGGATACGCGGGATTCTTGAAGGAACACTCATGAGTCTTAAGCGTGACCGCAACCAGCCATGGGAGGACCGGGACGGAGCCAAGGAGCATGAGCGCGAATGGCTCAGGTCTATTGCGGAGGCTAAACGGATTCCATTTAACAAACGTAAAAGCGGTGATCTTAGAGTGACACCAAGGTGGTTTGCATGAGCGCACAGATCCTATTTTCCGTACCAATAGCAAAAGCCCGTAAGTGGCTCGATGATGCCAGTGCCGTAGACTGGACGGCGGCAGAGCTTCTGGAGTGGGCTAACGATGCTGTAGCTTACATCATGAGCCTCAGGCCTGATACGCGGATAGCCGCAGATCATACGGAAGTAACATTCACGGCTGTGACTAACGTGGCAACAGAGTATATTCCTTTTGCAAATGCTGAGAAGTGGTCAATAGTGATAGCGCACTATATTGCTATTCAGGGCTTTTCTCAGGATGCCGGGGACGAGCGAGATGCATCTCGTGCGGCATATCATCAGGAGCAATTTGACAAAGCAATAGCAGGTATCTAGGAGGATTAAACATGGCAACACCAGACTGTCTTATTCTCGCTGATACCAGTCCAGCCTCAACCCCAGCCCCAGACTATAGGTGCATAGCCTTCCAGAACGGAGCCACCAATGACGGCCAGCCTGTATTTCAGAAGGAAAACTCTTCCGTCTATGTCTGGTACAACGCCGGGGATGCTACATGGCGAATCAACGGCGTTGTGGGTGATACGTCTGGTAATGCGTTTTCATCAGCTACTATTTCAGGAGACTTCTCGGCAATAGGCGGGGCAACAGGATCTATTAATGTCTCGGATGGCGGAGAGGTCAGAAAATACCTCAAGGAGAAGGATGCCAGAATGGTCTATATCGGGACCGCTGGTATACCGAGGACGCAGGAGCTTCACAGGCGCTGGGATAAGATCAAGGATAAACAGACACAGGACTGCATCGACCTCCTGTACTCGTGGACGAGCGCAGAGAACTACAACGAACAGTACTATGTCGAAGACCCTCGCGCTGTAGGTCCTCGAGGAGATCAGGTCTGGGATGGCAGGTGGCGGCTTGTCAATGTCATTCGGCAGGGAGATGCTCCTGAGGGCATAACGGAGATTCTTCGCTTTGGGTTCCAGAAGTACTCAGGAACGCCGTCAGATCCCCTTGATCAGTCCGAGGCACGGTTAGGGCAGGGGCAGGCCAATACAGTGACAGGTGACCTTGTTTTTGTGCAGGAGTGGCGCTATACAGACCCAGAAGATCACGACGATATTTTAGGATACATGGCGGCAATTAAGACTGTCACTAACCCGACGGTAGAAGGCGAGACAATTACAGGAGTCTTTGCCTGCTCGAACATCACCAGCCAGCCAAATGAAGACGGATCTATACTTATCCGCAGGACTCTCACGGAACTCCACTCAATCACTGCATTGGCAAACCTTACGGCCTTGGCGCCGATTATCTCACAGGAGGAGGAGTTCCTGAATTTGTTTGCATGGGAGCCGGGCGACGAAGAGAAGCTTGTCTACGTGCATAAGAATATCAATCCTACGAGTCAGGCCTACTGCATGGAGACTCTGACTGCGGCCAACCTCGAGACTATTCCCGGCGGGACATGGGAGCTTTACGACCGCAAGTTTGAGGAAGATCCTCAGGATGGTACCGCGACGTTCACTGTGCTCTTCATGAAAGAGACATGGGATGCTGACTATGACGATAAGAATACTGTCAGGGTAACCGAGGCCTCGGGATGGGCAAGGGCGGCTATGCTTCAGGCTACAGGGGAATCACAGGCGCAGGCCCTCTCAGACTTCGCGGCAAGCGTAATTGACTTCAATGGTGCGGCATTTGCTGAAGGCACCCAGTACAACAAGGGTGACGCAGTTCAGTATAGCGGATCGAACTATATCTGCATCAGTCCTCATCTTGGCACATGGAGTGCCGCAGACTTCGTGAAAGGCTCTTATCTTCTTGGGACCAGAGATATGCAACATGCAGGCCGGGGCGAATATGTATTGACTGGACAGATGGTCCCGGCTTATGACGGCACAACGGCAGGCGATGCTATCACGATCAGTAATGGCGCATTCTTTACGGACTCAGAAAGTAAGTTTGGGGTCAGGGTCTGGTGGAAGCGGAGCGCGGCGGCTAAAGACACTCTGGTAACAGCCGAAACCGGAGAGGCTAATCTTGCGTGGACGCATGAGGGCAATACATTCCAGCCTCATCACTGGAGCGTGCAAGACCATGGAGATGGCACATATACAGTAAGACAGTTTGGGTTTGCGATCCTGAGCGCCACAGGGGGAACGCTTGATGCCGCTTATTATGTGGTGAGGATTAAGCCGGGCATAACAACCAATGATCAGCCGCTTATCATGAGGGTCTGGCCAAACATCACAGAGGCCGCAAAGGATGAGCTCATAGCTAATGGTGGCACAGCTCGGAGCGACAAGTCTTTCGGATCGCCTCTTTTTGCCAGCTCTACAGCTTATGTTCACGCCGACTGCTGGGTTCAGGACGGTGGCCAGTCCGGGTATACCGTAAGACAACTTCTCGTGTTTCTTGAGGCAGGCACGGCTAATGAAGATGCTACGATAACGAGGATCACCCCTGATGTCCGGGGCGGAAACGCCAGACTGCAGAGGACTTGGTATCACCGGACGGAAGACGCGATGACGACGCTGACTACGTCCTCAGGCAATGCTATATCTGATTACACTTATGACGGCAATGATTACACCCATGCAGACTGCTTGATTGTGGATCGTGGCCGCGGCGGGTTTGATGTTGTACAGACCCTTATCCTTTTCGATGTCTCGTATTCCTTTACCGCGGCGCCATGGTCAGAAGACTTTTTGGAGTACAAATACTTCACGAGAAGCAAGGATGAGAAGATCCAGATCGTAACGTACAGAAAGTATCTGTTCGCTCGGGTCACAGAGAAACAGGCGTGGGATGCCATAGATGATCTGATTACTGACGGCACAGACAGGAATCCTGCCGATACAGCTAATGTTGCCCCAGTCTCAGGCACGGCAAGGGTCAAGAGGATTAAGGGCGGCTATCTCGGATCTCTGCTGGTACTTCTCGCCGTGAGTGACTGGAAGGAACAGGGAGACTTCCCTAGCTGGCCGAAACCATAAGGACAAGAAATGGCTGACTTAACACCAACGGGACAAGTCCAAATGCTGGACTACTCTGCTCAAGAGGAGAAGGATCTCCAAGAGTGGATAGCTGACATCCGTAAGAACGCCGCTGATCTTGCCGCCCAGAAGAAAACCAAGCAGGAAGATGCCGAAAGGTTGCGTGCGGCCAAGGAGCGCCATCAGAGGGTAACGGAAGGCAGAAGGCGTAAGGTCAAGATTAAAGAGACAGACTTCGACGGCGGCCAGACAATCAACAACATCAAAGTCAAGACTGATCAGGACGTCCAGTTCACAGGTGGCCAGACCTCAGGGTTGGAAGACATTCCGGTCACTATGAATGATATCAACAGTGTCATGCGCCAGATCATGGACCTCAGGATGATGATCGAGGAGTTGGAGCTCGAGTCGGACACCATACCGGAAGGATACGAGGATGCTGGAATAGGATATTCTACAGAGGATGAATGCCTCAGCAGTGATGCTGTACCGGACGCTGACATCGAATCCCCCACAAGCTACACAATAACGACCCGGTCTTCGAATGAAGACGAACTGATCCTCTATGGCATCGATGCTGATATTCTGATGGGAGGGGCAGATGTTGGCTGGATTGATCTTAATGCGACAGGCTATGGGATTCCACTGTATTACAAGCCTGATAATACGCTTTATTGGACAGGCCTAGATACGCACTTCCCGGCCTCTGGAGATCCTGAAGAGTCACAGCAAAGCCTAGACCTAGACCCAGTCACTTCTCTGATGCAGATCCATAATATGAGCGCGGCGGACGCCGACACTACGCTGTACGGAACTTCAGTCTGCTATCGGGATGATGTTAATGGGGAGATTTTTTTCGGGCAACTGTCTATCCCAGCCAACCCGACTTATGATGATGACAGCATCAACGCAGATGGGGCTGGGGCTTGGCAGATACACAACTGGGATACAGGAACTCCAACAGGAACTATATTAAGTACTGACCAGTTGATATTCAGGAGAAGCGCCACAGCGTTATATTATGGCACGATAAATGATTTAACCGATTACATACATGGATGGCTCTATGAGGATGGCAGTCCTCTTGCTTCAGGAACCTACTGGGGATTAGGGCAGAGTTATGATATTGAGGGAAACGGATGCTGGGGGTCGAGCATAGGGCGGGGCTCCGAGTTCCCGGTGGGCGGTAATCAGGCTATAGATTTAGATGGCTCTATCCTGTACGACAACCTGAACAACCCTACCAATGACCAATCAATCAACTGGAACACTCGTACAGCTTACGACAAACTGGCCAATGGTGGCGCGGAAGTATTTAAATGGGACACAGCAGACTGGTATATTGACTTTGGTGATGACGAATGGAAACCCGCAACAGGTATGCAGATCAACGCTACCGTAGTTGCTGGCGATGGTGTAGGCGCATTGCGCGTTCCCAATGGCGGTGCGTATCTGGCAGAGGGGCTGTATTCTGTTAAAGGTGGCGCAGATCAGGCTGGTTATTTTGTTAGCCCCACTTTCCAAGCATCGCTCTGCATCGAGGAAGAAATTGACACAAATGCCGCTGGCTACTTTACAGATGGGACAACAATGGCACGAATTGTCGATGGTCAAGAAGCGGCCTATTTTGTGGATTCAACTGGCAATGTCGTCTATATTGGAAATGATAGTTATGCAATAGAAACTGTAGGAGATGTTTATTTCGGTGGAGATGTTCTTGTTGATGGAACTGCAGATTATATTCACGACGGCTACCGAGGCGCAACAAAAACAGACACGCTTCTTCGCATACCCTGTGCTGACGGTAGCACTTGGGAAGGATATATCAGGGGAGGGATACTAACAACAACATGAAAAAGTTACTCTACACGATCTTGATTCTCACAGCCTGTATCGTAAGTGCGGCAGATTACTATCCGCTGATGTATGATGCTGACAGCACCACGACGGTTTACTCGACATCAGGCGGAGCTTCCAATATTCCATCTGGCGCTTTCAGCGCATCCGAGACTGATCCGATAGCCTCGGCTTTGCTTCCAAGTTATATGCCCCTCGCAGGCGGTACATTCACAGGCGCAGTCTATACCACAAAAGACATGATAGACAGCCCACCTGCATCCAAAGAGTTTGCCACAGCCGAGTGGGTAAGAAGCCTATCGCTTGGCGGAACAGAATGGTATTTCACTACCAATGTGACAAGTGGATTCGGAGAGAAGACTGCTAATTTTGTTGCGTTAGATAGTGTTGCCCCGACTAATATTTTTACCAATATAATCACAGCACCACTAACAGATGATACATATTATGCAGGTGGAATAACCACACAGCTATATAGCGAGCTTCGTTCTCCTATTAGTTTTGTGATGTACTTATCAGTAGATACGGGGGGTTCTGTTCCAGTTAAGCCAGAGATTTATTATGTGTACGAGGGTTCTACCAATCAGCTTGGTGACTACGATGTGGGGTATCAAACAGTGACGGAGAACACCCCAACGCTATACACCTTTGTTGTTCCGTTTGTTCAGCCTACAATTACAGGTGATGTGCATGTCGTTGCGTATTTGAAAACAGGAACAATAGGCTCACCGAATACCAAGGATCTATATATCTATGGTGGTACTCCTTACGCCTCACACGTGGATGTTGAGGGCGCACCATGTGGTGAAACTGCGGCAGAGGTTCAGGCTAATCTTGATGTGCATACAGGATTAACGGGTACAAATGTACATGGACTCGGCACGATGAGTACCGAGACTGCTACTGATTACTACGCGGTGGCAGGTGATACGCTTGAGGGAACGATGGATACAGGCAATAACTGGATTTCCGGCGATGGTGACGCAGAGGGTATTCAGATAGATGATGCAGGCGGTATTGATTTTGGAAATCCCAACGTCACATTCGTTCCTGTAGGATCTTCTCTTTCAACGTATGTTAGTGCGGCTTCTAGCGGAGACACCCTGATCTTAGGGGCTGGCTCTTACAGTGTCGGGTCGGGAATATCGGTTGGTAAAAATCTTACTATCATTGGACAGGGCAGAGAAACAACAACAGTTACTGGCACGGGGCAATACACTTTCCAAGCAGAGGCTAATTATACGCTGGCGCTGAGAAGCCTAAAGTGTGAAAACACAAACACTGGCGACAGTCGTGTGCTTGTTGGATTAAATTACTCTTTCCTGAAATGCGAAAATGTGGATCTACTTAAAGACACAAGAGGTTCAGCCATAACAAGTACCCAGTTTGGTATCTATACAGTGTACCACGGCGCGGTAGACCTGCGGAATTGCAATATTGATGTCCACACTTCAGGCGGTCAGGTCGCCTATGGTGTTGTTAACTATACCGATATAAACGGCGATGCCCGAGAGTCAACCAACTATCTTTATGATTGCAACATCATAGTAACGGATACCAATACTGCTTCGGCTTCCACTGCTATCTTGAGAGCCTATAATGCTTACGACAACGGATCTTCAAATGCCATAAACGTGTACGCCTATAACTCCACCTTCATAGCAAGAGCCGCAGGAACAAACCAGTGTTGGGGTGTTGAGGTTGGAGTAGGCACAGCAACTGTTGCCGCAAAGGGAACTTTCTATAATTGTTATGCGGAGGCGATTAGCGATCAAGGCCTTCAGTGGGACTATGCAGGTTATGGTGGGGACATGACCCTCTATGGTTGCACAGCATACGATATGACAAAGGCACAGCTAGGTAACGGCACAACTTATATGAATGGAGTTCAAGCCGCTGAGAGGATGCAACTTCAAAGCAGAGACTCCCATCCATCCTCTTGGTCAGAAGGCGGCCAGATATATTGTGTGTCCAACGAGGTCTATGTGATGGACGCAAGCGGCACACCCACCGTTATTTCCCCACATCCAGATTGGGCAGGCGGAAAGGGCATCATCATGATTGAAGCTAACATCTATGAGGATGAGCTAACATATGTCACAAAAGAGGATCTAGTCGCTGTGATGACAGGAACCAAGCAACCAAATCCGAGTTTGCTGAAACGTATATCAACACCAGCTAACATGCGAAGAAACTGGGCTAAAGATCACCCGACTCCACCGCCAGTTCCGCAACGACCGGAAATATCGATACCACCACAAGCAGACCCGCCCCCATTTCGGGATGAAGAAGAGGAATAATACAAACAGGATTTATACAAGTGATTAACAGAAAGGAGCCACAACATGGCTAGGACAAAGAAGAGTAGAGCAACAGGAACAAAGAGCAAGGGTGATCAGGTAGACGAGGCAGTAAAGCAGGCAATGGAACCCGTGAGCGTAACTATGGCAAAGGCAGAATGGTTAGGGCTCATGAGGTTGTGTCAGAAGTTTGATCCATATGGACTTACATACGGCAAACACGCCCAGACTATCATGAAAGCTATTCAGGGAAATCAGCCTGCACAGCCCCCAAAAAAGGGAGCATAGGTGCAGTTTCTTCTTGCCATGCAATGACAGCACGGTAGAGAAGTCTATATTAGGGAGATGAAGTATGGCCAAGTCTAAAGAGACAGACTACGAAACGCTAAAAACAGAACAGAATAGTCAAAACCAAAACGACGCTCCCTCTCAGTTTACGCAACAGGCCGCGCCGGATGAGGAAGGTAGCCCTCAGGATACATATCAAGAGGAGCCCGTTCGCCGGGAGTCGGGCGTTAAGCCTGCGCCTTACATCAATGACAATCCCTCTCCTGTCTCGGGCTATAGTGATACGGGAGCTCCAATCGTTGGTGATCCTTATGCGCCTGCAGGACCCGACTACGGAAGTGGGGGCGGTCCCATTATGCCGGATGTATGGCAACAGGGCGAGCCGCCCCAAAAGAAAAAGGCCGACATCCCTGCGCCTCGTAGGGAATACACGGAAGAAGAGCTTGCTAATATGCCAGATCACGGCGCAAGCCTTCAGGCGCAGAATGAGCCCGATCCCAACTATGTTCCTCCGGGCATGGAGGAGGATAGATACGGCAAGATCGTTTATAGCGCCAAAGATCAAAATGGCAATCCGAACCCTTACGCTGGCATGACTGTCGAGGGTAGGAATTGGATGCAAAGACAGGAGGGCACTAAAGAGGGCCGGGCGAAGAGGGATCGATATGAGCAGGAGCAGGGCTTTACTCCGCAACAGATCATGGCAAGTCGTAGGATCAGGCAGGGCAGGCAGACACCAGAAGGTCAGGTGAGTCTTGCGGGAACCCGCGCAGGTGCAGACGTCATCGAAGAACGCGGCATTCAGCAGACTATGATGGATCGGCCCGGATACGTGGCAGACAAAGGTGGTCATAGGTGGCAACGTGGTTCAGGCCAACCGGAAACAGATTACCAGAAGCAGGCCAAGCAGATGTGGAGTATGGCGGCTTGGGCAAGGAGAGCGGATCTTCAGTCGCTTGGAAACATTCCTCAAGGCCAGAACGCCTTAGAAGCTTATGATAAGAAGTTCCAAGAGCTGGTTAATAGCATGGGTGCCGGAGCCAATGAGTTGCAAGAAGAGATCCGCCGAGACTACTTTAGGCTTATGCCGCCCAACGTGAGGCAAGACTACGAAGCCAAGCTGGACGAACAGAAGTTTCAGAAGGAACTGGATAGAGAGAAGAAAATGGTAGAGGCCCGTGAGATGTCCAAGATTCTGGGGCAAAGCCGAGGCATGTCTTCTAAAGAGGTTCTCAAGAATAAGCAAGAGGCAGAGCGTGCTGAATATGAGAGAGGAATAGCAAATGCTCCATTTAAGGTAGCGCAAGAAGAGGCCGAGAAAGCCGCACGCAGGGCATGGCAGACCGATCCCCAAACTATTGAAGAGCGCAAGGCCGCGAACAGGGTTGAGGCTGACATCGAGCTCGAGAAGGAAGAGTACAAGAAGGACGAGGAAGCCAAGCGTGAAATTGATCGCATCAGGAAAAACGCGAAGAGTAAGTCGGAAGCAGAGGCAGAGGTGTCCAAGTACAAGATGGAGCAGGAAGAGAAACTTCTCCCGCAGAAATCCAGAATCATGATTCTAGATGAAGTCATGAAGCGTTGGGTAGAAGATAAACTTGGGCCCGACAAGCAGGAAACGGCCAAGGCGTACAGGACAAGATTTGAGGATATGCGTAGGGTTTATGAGGATTCTCGAGATAGGTACAACAAAATGATCGAGGAGAACGCTAAGGCGCGGAATGAAGACAAAGATCCTATACACGATGCCTCTGCGATCAGAGCCGCTCAGTCCGTAAGAGATAAGTCGATTAGCCAGATGAATAAGTATGCTCAGGAATATGACACACTGACAGAAGGCGTAGAGGTCCCGGAGACTGCCGCAAAGCAAGAGCCGCTAATGCAGAGCCCGGAACAGCAGAAGGCCATGGATAAGTACGAGAAGATGATGAAGAAGGACAAGTCAACAGAGGAGCTGGATAAGCAATGGACCAGTATGGGCAAGCCACTTGAGGACGCACCTCACAGGACTCTAAAATGGAGCCCCCCTGTCATCACCCCGGTACAGCAGGATAAGGACGGCAGAACGTCCTTTACGCCTCAGGAGCAAGAAATCATAGCACAGAGCGTGCTAGGCAGACTCAAGAACGGAGACATCACAAAGTCGGACGCTATAGCAGAGCTCAGGAGATACGGAATAGACGCCGCGCCATCCAGACAGAATCAGCAACCTAAACAGTAAAGAGCAGAGATATGTCATTAGAAGAAACTCTAGCAGAGATACAGTCACTTCCAGACGTACCCAGCGGTCAGCCGCGTGCACCCGAAACCCCGTCCACACCCCGCGACATAACACCTATGCCGACGTCACGGCCAGTAAGCGGAGGCGAGCCTACGCCATTGCCGCCACCGCCAGAGCCCATACAAGAGCCTGCCGTTACGCCTGAGCCTGCAATACCCGATCAAGAGATGCCAGAACCCGGTCCTGTAAGTGGCGGATTACAAAGCACTTTGGAGGAGATTTATTCTTCACCAGATGAGGAAAGCCGGAGTGTTCCCCGTGGAACAGATCAGGATATCCCCGAGGCTACAGCGCCAGAGTCATTGAAGGCACCAGCGCCGGGAGCTCCCGAGAAGCCTGAGTCCAAGTATGGTGAAGGTGTTGGGGTTGCTCCAGCGTCTGACTATCCCGTGCTTCGTCCAAGATATAAAAATACACCTGAGGAGCAGGGTGGTATATCTGCTGTTGATACTCAGCCGGGCGCAAGGGGTGGCCAAAAAGAACAGGAACGAATGGGCTTGATGGAGAGCTTGAGTAGATCGGTAACCGGAGAGCCATTTGGTGAGCCCGGAGCAAATGCATTTCAGGGCACATTAGCCTACCTGTCTCCAGCGGCAAGAATGAAAAAGCGTAATGAGCTGGCCGAAGCTTACGGGAGACTGAACGCTGGATTAAGGAAAGGTGTTACGCCGCCTGTGGATGAGCCGGGCGTAAGTAAACTGGAAAGATATAAGGCTGGAGTCTCAAATCTTACAGACAATGATATTTCACTGAGGGTTTACGGGCGTCCCGTTGGCACTGATATGGAGTTCAATCGTGATCAGGCTATCTATCAGATGATGGAGATGGATAAGGCAAAGATTGAAGAGCTCACATATTTCGAGCGAGAGGCCCAGCAGAGAGGTCAGGCATGGTACACAAAGGGAATTATAGGCGCTCTAGATATGGTTCCGTACATGCTCAGGATGTCAGTAGGCCCGGCAGGCGTGGTTATGGAGGCACTGACTCAGCAACAGGAGCGACTGGCTGGCGAAGGTTATATTGATAGGGAAGGCAACTACATTCCAACCGATTCTGGCGCTGGCGATTTTGAGGCAATAGCAAAGTCGGCGCTGAGTTCTGTGGGCGAATATATCATTGAGAAGAACCTTGGCAAGTTTCTGGGCAAGACTATAAAAACTAGGTATAGGTGGCTACGTCGGTACAGGCCTGAGAAGTACGCCAAGACTTTTGGGAAGATTGAAAAGGTCGGCGCCGATATGGCCGGAACTAAGGGCGGCAAGTTTGTTTCGGAGGTAGCGAAGCGAGTCAAGAAGATGCCCATCACCAAGGCCACTCAGCAGGCCAGTAGTGTAGTGGGCCTTAACTCGATGGCAGAAGAGATACTTTTAGAGGAGGGCGTTCAGGCAATATATGACGCAGTCTTTAACTTAAACAATCAAACAGACAAGTATGGCGACCCGCTCGACATGCACGAGAGATTGACTCAATCCATGTCAAACTTCGTCACCGCGATACCACAAATGCTGATATCATTTGGACTCTTTGGTGTGGGCCGGACATCATATAATTACAAAGCGACTCAAGAACAGCGCGAGTTCCTTCGAGATACTGGCGTTCCTGAGGGAGAGATACAAGATATCCAGAGCACAAAGAACGATAAGGCCAGAACCCGGAAGTTGATCAAGTCACTTCGAGAGGCTGAGATCAGGAACACTAAGCTAAACCAAGAGGCCGCGCTTGTGCCTATGGGCGAGACAGGCGAAGAGCAGGTCCTGCAGAAGATGAAAGAAGGGAAAGAAACTACTTCACAGCAGGCCGAAAAAACTGATACTATCCCAACTGAATCAAAGGAGGCGCAGGATGCCACAGTTACTGAAGACGGAAAAAGAGAGGCGAGAAGCCCTGAGAGAGCTGAGGGGGCAGATACAGGAGGACGGCGAGGAGAAGGACCGCCTGAGCGTATGGGAAGATCCACAGACAGGGATCAGGTACTTCTACAGCACTCCCGAAGAATTGAGCAACTTAAGGGCAAAAGCTACAAGGGGCAGGTAAATCCTTACGAGACTGCCGAGGTTTCCGAGGACCTCCTTGATAATCCCGACTGGGAAGATATATCCCAAAGAGCAGAGAAGCTTGGGTATACGGCGATCCCAGTAAAGAACTCCGGTATGCGCGGGTGGAACGATCCTTCAGCTCGGGTTATCGCAATTGAAGAATCCCAACTCGGAAGCGAGGATATGCTGGCTCCGCTTCACCGGGTACTATTTCATGAACTATTCCATGACGCCGTTATGGCTGGAGATACTGCCGCCAAAGCCCTAATGGATTCTGTCGATTATGAGTCCGAGGTATTTAAGGCGTTTAAGGAAATCTATCTCTCCAAGCGCATGGATGAAGCCAGCCGGAAAAAACTCGAAGACAAGGGTGAGAAGAAGGTCAATGAGTACGTGGCTGAGGAGTTTTTAGCTGAGCACCTTGAGGGCAAGCTGGATCTCGAGGCTGAAGACGGCGTCTACCTCAATATGATTGACGGCTACAAGGACGTCGCGACATTTAAGCGTTATGCTAAAGAGTTGGTAGGCGTTCAGGAATTCAGGACACCAAGATCCGAGACTGAGGCACCCAAGACGGAAGCAGGAGCGGCTCAGGTCGGGGAGCCTAAGTTTGCGAGGGGTGAGGAGAAGCGGGCGGAAGTAACCCCAGCATCAGAGAAGGCTAGAGTAAGGGCCGAATTAGACGCACTGGCGCAGAGGAACTTCCCATTCAAGGCTCAGACCTCAATCGGTGAGCATCTCTCGGTTCTTGGGCCTGCTGGCAGGTTCTCTCCATACAAAGAAGACGCCGCCGCCAAAGGCGCAAAAGAAGACCCTAATCAACTGATGGTAGAGGATGCTGACGGGAAGAGGTCTATCAGGCTGGGCACGCAATTATATGAGGATGGCAAGCCCTTAATCACTCGCTCACAGTTCCGAGGCAAGCCGTTTGAGTTGCCAAGATTCGCCCGTCCCACAGCCCAAGACGCCGAGTACCTTGAGTTGGCCAAAGATCCCAAGAAGAACAAGGCCAAGCTACAGGCTATGGTAGATGAGGCCGCGAAGAAGGCTGGGTATACTATCAAAGCCTTTCACGGAACCGACGAAAAGTTTACTACCTTCAAGAAGGGACGGCAGTCTGCACGAGGAATTTTGTTCTCTTCTATTCCTGTTGAAACGCAAGGCTTTTTCTTTGCCACCGAACGTGGCGATGCCGAAGAGTTTGGAAAGTATATAGTGCCTTCTGTCTTGAGGATGGAGAACCCCTTGGTAGATCCCGAAAGGGATAAGGCTCTTGCCGTCGATAAATTCGATTCGGATAAAGAAGAAGAGATAGCCTATATACTTACCCCTATGTTTGAGAAGAAAGGAGATGACTGGATTGCTCCTGTTGATCTAGGGATTAGAGAGGTTTACGCCGAAGAGCAGGATCTAGCAAACGAGCCAGACGCTTACAGTCAAGAGAATCGTGGCGAAGTAGGTTATTCGACAGAATGGATATACGAGTTCATGTCTCCCGAAGGCATGGCTTGGGATGTTCTTGATAATCCCGAGGTTGTTCGCAGGATGGAGGAATTGGGTTATGATGGGACCTATGTTGAGGAATCATTCGGATCATCTATTTTTGTTCCTGACTCTAACCAAATAAAATCAGCAGACCCCGTAACCTACGACGATCAGGGCAACGTGATCCCGCTGTCGAAACGGTTCGACAAGAGGCAGGATGACATCCGGTATGCGCTGGCGGGGATTGAGGGCGGCATAAATCCGAAGGCTTACGTCGAGGCAAGACAGATGGAGGATGCCGGAGAGACTCGACTGGCAATCTGGCAGAAGACAGGACTGTGGAAATCCGAACAGGACGGCAAGTGGCGCATGGAAATCAACCCGGACGAGATGTTAGTCAAGAGTAACCCCATCGAGGCAAAGACTCTTGGCGACATGATTGCATACGCCGCCTTCTTTGAGGCTTACCCACTGGCCCGCGACATCGAGGTCAGGTATTCGCCGAATGCCAGATTCTTCGGGCAGTATCTCCCCGGGGACATTGACTTCACTCCAGATGGTCCCAAGTGGGGCAGGCAGAAAGGCAGAATCAGCTATGGCCCCAATGCAGACATTGCCGACTCTACAGCCCACGAGCTTGCACACTTCGTCCAGCAGGTTGAAGGATACGGCAAAGGTGGCACCCTTAAGACGGCGCAGATAGTTGACAGGACAGATAGAGACAAGCAGGTAACAAATCTCCTAAAGTTAGAAAGAAAAGACGTTAGAGATGAACTTAAGAAAATGGATCTTCCGGCATGGCTTAAAAAGGTCTATAGGATAGATGTTGTACCCGAGGGGAGATACGGCTCTGCCATGAATATCTCTCTGTCATTTACACCCATACACGGCGATGATCGCTTAATGAATCGCAACCTGCTGAAGACTATTAAATCAGAACTGCGAAAACAAAATCTACTCCGTCTGCCCCAGCCAATCAAAAGTACATTCAGCATGGAGGATTTCGATGAGAGAGCCAATGAAGCTAAGTATTATCCTACGCTGACGTCATATGATCAGGCTATCAATATGCGGATCGAGGGATGGCAACGTATCTTGGGCGGAGATGCTGTTGACAAGCTTCTAAAGGAAGAGACTTATGAGATTGCCCCAAAGAACTCAGTGTTAAGGGATACCCAGAGAGAAGTCTATAGGCTTGAAAGGCTTCAGCGAATCTATCGTAGGGAGCGCAAGTTTAAGGGATACCAGATCCTGCCCGGTGAGGCTGAGGCACGCATGATGCAAGAGCGTTCCCGTATGAGTGAGGAAGAGCGCAGGGAAGGGCCGCCGTGGGAAACCATGGAGAATATGTTGCGGTCGGAAGGAATTGTCGGTCCTCAGCAAACAATGGACGATGTCAATATCCGCTATGCCCTCTCCCAGCAGGACGGTCCGGCACCAGTCTCCGAAAAGCAGGTAGATCCTCCAGAGATATTCCGCTCTCCAATGTACGACACTTTCAAAAAGAAACTTCCCGGCTCAGTCAACGGACCGCAACTGGTCAGCCTAATTGAAACTTGGACCCAGAAGGGTGATTTGAAAAAAGAAGAGGTAATGGACACAGGCATCCTTGACTGGGCTAGGGAGCTCGACTCTAAGACATCGAAGGACGACGTGCTGGCCGAGGTGGAGCAGAGGACTGTGCCGCTGGGTGAGGTTGTGAAGGGTGAGGTTGTGGAGGGTGCCCCCGGCAAGGATATTACATGGCTGAGTAAAGACGGTGCTGGCCGTGTCTGGCTAAAGAGCGCAGATGGAGAGTTGCTAGGCCATATCATATTTGATGATGACTCTTATCAATGGTACGCATTTAACAGAGAGGGTGAAGAGCTGCATAGTGCTGGTGATAGAGATGGAGCTAAAGAGGTATTACTGCAATATCTTGGTGTTGAGTTGGGTCGCACCAAATACTCCGAATACCAGCTTCCGGGCGGCGAGAACTATAAGGAGATGCTGATCACAGTGCCTGCTGGGGCAGACAATGCGCCTATGTTCTCCGAGTGGTGGAAGACGTCTGGGATTGAAGACAGGATGAAGGCACTTGCCGAGTATCAGAAGCAGTTCCCGCCAAAGGATAAGACTCAGTATAAATCCTCCCACTGGGACGAGCCCAACGTAGTAGTCCATGTAAGATTCAATGAGCGCATGGTCGATGGCAAGAAGGTACTATTCCTCGAGGAAATTCAGTCAGATTGGAATCAGGACGGAAGGAAGAAGGGGTATAAAGAACGGGCCCGAGTCAAAGAGCCGGATCAGTATACCATTGAAGTTGAGAAGCGTAATGGGAAGTGGTGGGCAAGGTACCCAGAGTATTCCTCTCAATGGCTCGCATCAGAGGATACCCGTGCTATGGCCACACAGAGGGCGGCTATAGTCCTAGCTACTAGTCTTACCAATGCCAGAGAGCGCGGCGTCCCAGACGCACCGTTCAAGAAGTCATGGCCGCTCCTCGCATTCAAGCGCATGGCAAGATACGCGGTGGACAATGGCTTCGATATGATCGGGTGGACGCCGGGTCAGGTGCAGGCCGATAGGTATGATCTGAGTAAGCAGATAGAGATGATTGAGTATCAGAAGACTGGCGACAATGACTACTTCATCCGGGTTAAGGACAAGCGTGGCCAGAACGTAATGACTGAGTACAAGCAGTCACCCAGCGACCTAGAGGACAAGATAGGCAAGGAGATCACCCAGAAGATTGTTAACGGTGAAGGCCGCAAGTATGACGGCGAAGAAGAGACTACGCTTCAGGGGTTAGACCTCAAAGTTGGCGGCGAAGGCATGATCGGGTTTTATGATCAGATCCTCCCGAAGACGGTCAATAAGTATGTCAAGAGGTGGGGATCGAAGGTTAGACCGATGCCCCTCTTTCCTGCTGTAGAATCCGAGCCGGGCGTATGGTATCCGGTATCACAATTTGGTCCTTATGCTGATACAGGAGCGCCTTACGAGAGCAAAGCTGAGGCTGACGCCAAAGCCACAAAGGATATGGCCCACACCCTCCCGATTACCGACAAGATGCGCGAGTCCATCCAGACTGAGCCCCAACTCAGGTACGCCCGGCCCGAGGCAAGCCAAGACTTGATAAAGGTACAGATTAAGGAAGGGCGAAAATACGAAACTATTCCCAATGGCCCGTTCCGCATATCAGAGAGGGGTCTACTTGATGTGGTTGATAAACTCCGTCCAGAGATGGAGTCGGCTACAGCTTTGGATTCAGGCTTCGCCGGAAGAGCTAGAGAGCTTTTGGCAGAGAAGGGTATCACGGGATTTGACGCCATTGCGCTTGGAAACGCTGTCGCTATGATGGCGCAGGGCACGCCGTATCGAGTCATCGTTGAGCCGGAAAAGCCGGAGACAGGTGCGTTCCCTGTGTCGTACGCCCGGCCTGAGGTTAAGAAGCAGATCGAGAAGACGGTGGGTGTCAGCAAGCCGCTGAGCGCCAAGGAGCGAGTCAAGAAAGAGGTGGAGCTTGATGCCGCATTCAGAGGAGAGCAGGAGTGGACAGCTACAGAGCTCAGGATGCAGGTCGAGAAGGCAGGCACCGATGATGCTCGACGCGATGTTATCTGGGATTACGCGAAGGAGAAGCTGAGCTATGGTGAAAGAGAGCCAGTGCTGGAGATCCTTGCAAAAGAAAAGATTACTGATGACGACATTGACAGGGCTGTAAGTCTGGTTGAGGAACAGGTCAGGATGCGTGATGTCCAAAAGCAGGCTAAGAAGGACGCCAAGAAGACGGCCCAAGAAAAGCTGTCTGAGGTCAGGGAGCAGTACAGGACGCTGATGAAAAACTCCCGCGTAGACTTGAGACATAAGCAAAGGATGCTCAACCAGTTCATCGATGATCATCTCCCTCCTGACAAACGAGATAGGTTCCGCAGGAGACTTAAGCGGCTGGCAGATTTTGTACAGCAAGACGCTCGCGAGAAATACATGAAAGAATCTCTGGAGCTAATAGAAGAGGTGGGCAAAGAGGCTGAGCGTAACATAGTTCTTAAGCAGGTGCTCAGGACTATTGATAAGGAGCAGAGGGCGCTGACTCGTGGAGCCAAGCAGGGCAAGAAGGTTTCGATGGACACGACGCAGGCAGAAGCTTTAAGAGAGTATCTCGCTGGGCTCACTGGGATGAACGAGAAGAAGGAGGCCAGACTCCGCGCAAGCCTTGAGTATATGGAGAAGAATCCTGAGGCCGAGCTCCCGGAAAGCGTTTTGAGGGATATATCAAATCTGGCACAGCAGAATGTTTACCAGATGTCAGTCAAGGAGCTTTCAGAAGTCCTAGACAATATCAAACAACTCAAGTCTCAAGGAATGCTGAAGAGCCAGATCAAAGAGAGGCAGAGACAGCGCGAACTCCTAATTGAGGTTCAGGAAGCTGTAGCGGCCATGAACAAGGCCGGGCTGTCAGAACGTGAAACCCCTCTAGCTAGAGCCGTGAAAGCCAAGCCGTCTTGGAAGGATAAAGCCAGAGCAGTGGCTGACCTTGCTCGTAACGCAGGCTGGTCTGAGATCAGGCCAGAGCGTATGGCATACTACTTTGAAGGATATGATCCAGAGGGACCGTTCTCGCGCAATACATTCATGAAAGCCGTTGAGGCGGAGAATGCTGAGATTCGCGGAAAGAAGGCGGCTTACGAGAAGTTCGTTGAGATGTTTAAAGACATCGACATCACAGCCGCAACTCATGCGCCATTCATAACCATTGAAACCGACGGTGACAATATTGATATCAGTCTGTCTCAGGCAATGTTTATGGTTGCCCAGTCTAAGAGTCCCGGCGGCATGGCTCACGTTCGAGGAACACTGGCTGAAGATATAGCGCCCGAAGACATGGACGATGTTATAAGCGATATCGAAGACGCTCTCCCGGAGGAAGCCAAGGACGCCATGAATGCTTGGTTTGAGTACGCAAGGGAAGAGCAGTACGACAGGATCAATGATGTCTTTAAGCGTGAGCACCACGTCAGTATGCCCAAGGTGGACAACTACCTCAGGATTGACAACATTGAGACACCTCGCGCAGAGAATGCAATTGTGCAGGACATGCTCCAGCGTATTTCCACTAAGACCAAGGCGTCTGTGTCGAAAGGCTTCACCCTTGGCCGCGTAAACTCTAAGGCTCCTTTTGTAGAGATGGACTTCTTTAAGACTGTGGCAAGGAGCATGATGGATGCTGAGCATTATATTGCATGGAATGATAGGCTCCGCGAGATCAACCAGTTCCTGAGCAATCCAGACATCAAGGATGCCATGAGGCGCAGAAGCGAAGAGGCGAGCAAGCAGTTCAATCAGTGGCTAAAGGATACTGCGCTCGGAAGGTTTGAGCCATCAACGCACCCGCTGGATAAACTGTCCGACTTCCTGAGGATGAACAGTGTAAGCTCAATCCTCGCGGCTAACATAAGTTCTATTGCTATCCAGCCTGTATCAGTTCTCACAGGGGCAAGGGCTCTCGATAACCCTAAGGGCTTGCTCAATTCGGTAGGGCGCTGGATAAAGAATCCTGTTGCGTTGACAAAGAAGGTTCAGGAAAAGAGCGCCATGATGACTGATCGTGGCCGGAGCTATGAGCGTGAGATATCGGAGCTCTACCAGAGAAGCGAGATGCAGAGATGGATTGGCGGCATTCCTAACTGGGATCAGTTCCGGGACTTCATGATGAGCGGCCAGAGAATAACAGACCAGATGACAACGACCATTCTGTGGGATGCTAAATACCGAGAGGCTTTGGACAGCATGATCGGAGATCCTGACGCAGAACAGAAGGCTATCGCTGAGGCCGACAAGCTTATCAGGACCACACAGCCTATGGGTGGCATTATGCATTTGCCGACACTCCTGAAGGGGCGCGGAATCAAGAAGGCCTTTACCACCTTTAAGAACCAGATCAACCAGAACAAGAATCTTGTATGGGAGATAGGCTCTAACTACAGAGGCATAGCAAGCTCTGCCATGGATATTTTCTGGTACGTTCTGGCACCAGCACTGCTGGTCTTCATTATCAGACACGGTAGACTGCCAAAAGACGAGCGGGAAATAGCGGATGCTATTACGGGACAGTTCTTGGGGGCCAATCCTGTAGAGGCCGCACTGGTAACGGCAATGAATGCGAAAGTGTTCGGTAAGTCTAAGAGCGACCGATGGGCCAACGACTTTACTCCTCTTACATTTGCTCCGATTGCAGACCTGTCGCAGGGTATCATGCAGGATAATCTCGGCAAGCAGGTGGACGCTGGGGCAAGGATGCTGGGTGTTCCGGGCTACACTCAGGCACGTAGAACATATAAGGGAATCAAGGAGTATAAACGTAAGGATGATCCAAGATATCTCATCTGGAGTAAGTACCGATTGGAAGATTAATATTGACGCCCAATGAGGGATAACTAACACACAATAAAGGAGAAGGATAGATGAAAAAACTAATAACACTCACAGCAATGGTTCTTGTGGCAGGAAGCGCACTGGCATTGTTTAGCACCGGGTTCGGGAGCCGGATCACGGCGACGACTACCCCAGCAAAACTGGATGGGTTCACCGCCAATCAAGGGGCTCTGGTTAATCAGGACTCGACTAACTATATCTTTGTGCTGGCCAATACGGACACAAACACTCTGGCGACACGGATTACTGCAGGCACGGCTATTCCGGTACCACCTAATTCAAGCTGGACATTTGACTGTAACGGTAAGGATCACGTTTACAACATATGCTATGCGACAACGAATGGAACCGCCAGTGCCGACTTCGGTTCATTCTAAGAGAGGCCTCCAATGAAAAAATATCTTATACCGATAGCCCTGATACTTGGGCTTTACGTCGTTGGGGCGGTAGCCACTGGAGGCGGATATTCACCCTCTTCGTTTGTTACTAAGGTAAGTCAACTCGTCAATGACTCCGGGTTTGTGACCAGCACGGTAACCAACGGCCTTGCAACCGAAGCATATGCGGCAGATGCGGCAAACCTGAGCAACAAGACCGCGGTATCGCTGAGTGACTTCACGGACGACCTGAGTTATCTGAAGCCTGACGGAAGCGTGGCGAGAACTGCCGACCAGAACTATGCAGGATTTTCGGCAACCAACGTGGCGAGCATCGGATTCACCAATGATGTAGACTTCCTTTCTGGAACGCTTGGAGGCACTACGGGCGTTTACTTTGTGAGTGGCACAAATAACTACTGGATATTACTGAGCGACTAATGCGTAAATTACTCATAGCTGGAATATTGCTGGTAGCAGGTCTAGCCAACTCAGCAGACGTACTGCTTGGCAGGATAGGCGACCTGACGTTTAGCGGTACTGCGCCTAACTTTGTGGCGAGCTTTGGTGGTGCTCCTGCTCCAGTAGGTTGGGCTGACACTAACGCGCCAATCGCCATGTGGGAGATGAACGAGACTAACGCGACGGCTACATTAGATACGTCACAGTATGCGGCAGGGAGTGATCTTGGACTGGACGCTACGAACAAGCCGAATGTAGGTTCAGGCCCTACTCGCATTATCGCAGGAACAAACGAGAACGGCAGGGTGGAGTATGGGTATTTGCTTAATGGCTCAACGACATATTTCGAGGTAGACAATGCGTTTATCCCTGCCGTTTCAAACAATGCAGTTGGCTCAATCAATATCTGGCTAAAGCGCACAGACGTCAATGATGCATCACAGGCGATGTTCTCACTTTCCAATGCTGGCAAAGTGTCTTACCTGATGTTTGATATAAACAGCAGTGATTTTCGTGTTTTTATTAAGGCAGACGGAGGCATTGTAGGGCAACAAACGACAACAGGCGATCAAGCTGACGTAGCAGTCGGAACAAACTGCATGGTGACTTACGTTCAGGACGGTGGCAGTTATCAGAAAATTTATGTGAACGGCCAGCCTGTACCGCAAACCACAACAGCAAACACCACTTGGCTAAGCAGTGTTACTGGTGACGCATCTTCGCCCGCAACGGTAGCGGCAATCGGGGTGGTAGATGACGGCTCTCCTGAGAGATATTTTGACGGAACCATTTTTGAGATTGATTATTACGACTATCCTCTCAGCACCAACCAAATCGCCGAACTCTACCAGTACACCAACCCAACCAATCAACTGAGGATAAGAGAATGACCAAATACATCAACACACTACTAATAGCGTTCATCTGCCTATGGATGAACAACGACGCAAGCACACACGACAAGCAGACGGTTAAGGCTGGACTGAACCAGCTATTCAACGAGCCTGACCCAACCAACTACATCGACTACGCAGGACTGCCACAGTACAGGTCTAAGGACAATACCAACATTGTGGGACGGTTGCTTGTGATTGACGAGAGGCAGTTGCAGAACCTCAAGGTGAACCTCGACAACGTAACAGTTGCCAAGCTGAACACATGGAAGGACAACAACCTTGACAACCCGAACCATCTAAGGTGGGACAGGGGTGATTCGTGGCAGGACGTTGTAGCGTCAGAAGGGCTTGAACCTGTACCTAGCGAGGAGCCGCTACCATGAGCAACCGACCAGCAGAAGGAATAGCGTGGGGGCTGATATTCAGCATACCGCTGTGGCTAGTCATCATCTACCTGTGCCTGCTAATTACTGGTTGCGAAACGCCCAAGTTCGACCATGTGCCGTGGGGTAGCCGACCAGACACCAAGCCGACTCCGCTACCGATGCAGGACGCTATATCAAATATCCGTTGGCATGGTGCGAATTATCAAGGTGCTGAGATTGTCGCGGAACTGCCTGAATGCACGATGAGTGATGACCGCATCTTCTACAGCAAGCCGTGTCCGAGCGATTGGCCGTCCAAGACCGAGACAGCATACAATCCTGATGGGAGTATCTTAAAGACCGTAACAATACAGGGAATAGCCTGCATATTCTATGGCAAGGACAGCGTAGAGGGTGGCAAGTACGAGTTCATGCGACCGGGGCAGACGATGAAGATGACCGACAATATCAAGAACGGGTACAACGGACTGCGATTACCTAACGAGGACGAGCAGGTTTACACCTGTTTGGTAAGCATAGATGGATCTAAACGAACAAACATAACGCGGGTACAACAATGAACAAAGAGAAGTGGGTACAGTTAGGAAAGTGGATCTTAGGCTTTGCTGTCACTGGCGCTTTGGCATGGAGTGCTCTACAAACTACGGTCGAACAAAACTGCGCGAGCATTGACGCGAATCGCCTCAAGCTAGAGCGCATCGACAAGCGTATCAGAGTTGTAGAGGACTATGTCATTGAGCAAAGGACCGACATCAAGTGGGTCAAAGAAAGCATGGGCAGGATCGAAGACAAGCTGGATAAGTAATGACCGATATCATCAATAAGCGGTATCTCAAGGCTCATCGGGAGATGAAGGCTGAGCCCGATATTGGTCTGTCAAAGAACATAGGACTCCTGACCCCTGAAGACGTTCAGCCTTATGGGCTTTTTCTCCCAGACATTCCCTCCCTCATGCCGCCCCATGGTGACGAGAAGAAGTGGACTGTAGTCAAATCCTCTACCTTTATAGCCTGCGACGGAACCTTGGTGGACATGGCGCTCCAGATGAAGACTGATCTCGCATCAACTCCACGTATTGCCAAGCTTATCTTTGGCGGTCCCGGCAGAGAAACCCCAGCGGCCTGTGGGCATGATAGAGGTTACGGCTCGCCCGGAGAGCTGTACTGGAATATCTTTACGCATGAGTTTGTAGAGCCGGACCGTAAATGGTGGGATGAAATTGTCTTTAAAAATGGCATGATGCTTTGCAAAACCAATAAGATTAAGGTGCACGCCTACTACAGAGCCGTCAGGATGTTTGGCTGGGCACCATGGGGAAGATATCGGAGGGCGGCTAAAAAGAACGAGGAAGGCCGCTGGCACGTCGATTTGGAGCAATAACCCTCTCGGACGGACTAGGAGTCATCTTGGGGTACTTCAGGCGATTCTCGTCCAATCTGAGCGTTTTGTCCCATGATGGTTTTCTTGATCGCGCCCTGCTCAGTCTTTGTAATGATGAGCTTGCCCGGACCGAGGTGGGCCCAGAGCTTCATTAAGAGTACATCCCGGCCTGTATTTGGCCTCGGCTTGATGTCTTCCCATGTCATCACTCCGTCAATAATATAGGAGTAATCCACCTTCCACTTGATCTCCGGGGCTTTGCCGCTCTTGGGGATCAGGATAACTGCAGGGTGTAGCTTCAGCTCTGATATAGCATTCCCTTTTTCCAGCATCTTCAGGAAGTTCCATCGCTTGAATTCTATTGTTGAGTCAAAGGTGTCTCCGGTCACTGTGTCATGGACTGGCTTAGCTCTGAATTTATTGCCGCGCTTGAAACCGGATCTCTTTAGTCCCTTGCCCCGCTTGAGCGTACTATTAAATGACCGCTGTGTTTTTCTCACCTTGACTCCTTGTTCAAGAAGACTATATGATTCCGTCATGATCTTTGCAATATGAAACTGATGCGGGGTGGTGTAATGTGGCTAACACGCTTGGCTCATAACCAAGAGATTCTGGATTCGACCTCCAGCCCCGCAACCATTGCTCCTCAAGCATAACTGGTGATGCACGGGATTTGTAATCCTGAGAACACCGTTCGATTCGGTGGAGGAGCTCCATCGTGGGACTGGGCATGAGTGAGCCCCGCAGACTGTAAATCTGTCGCTTCGGCTGGGGTGGTGCAAATCCATCTCCCACGACCATTGACGAGTAGCTCAGTAGGTAGAGTAGATGGTTGTTACCCATCCGGTCGCAGGTTCGAGCCCTGCCTCGTCAGCCATGGAGGTATAGTTCATCGGTAGAACCCCAGATTGTCGATCTGGTGAGCCGGGTTCAACTCCCGGTACCTCCGCCATGCGCCGTTGGAGGAATTGGCTAACTCATCGGATTTTCTCTCCGAGGACTGCGGGTTCGAGTCCCGCACGGCGTTCCATCGCCCCTTAGCATATTGGTAATGCATCGGTTTTTGGCACCGATAAAGACAGTTCAATTCTGTCAGGGGCATCCATATCAGTGTGTGGGTCAGTCTGGTTCGACCGCCTGCCTTGGGAGCAGGTATACGGAGGTTCAAATCCTCCCACACTGACCACGGGCCTTTAGCTCAGATGGTAAGAGCAGGACACTCATAATGTCCGGGTCGCTGGTTCGAGTCCAGCAAGGCCCACCATCACCCCTTAATAACTCCGAGAGGACGAAGTTTCACAAGAATCTTGACGAGATCCTGCTGTGCCTCCATGACTGCATCTATGTCCTTGTATGCTTGAGGGGCTTCTCCGAGATCCACATTACCCTTGCGGTCTTGGCCCCAGCGGCCATACACGATGCCCTCCATAGCCTTATCGCACTCTTCTACTGTGAGCGTCCGGCTCGCTTCTTTTCTGCCCATACACCTTCCAGCGCCATGCGAGCAGGACATAAAGCTCTCGGGATTTCCAAGTCCTTCAACAATGTAGGATGACGTCCCCATAGAGCCGGGAATGATTCCTTTCTGCCCAGCATAAGCCTGCGTCGCTCCTTTTCTGTGAACCCAAACATCTTTGCCAAAGTGATGCTCTTGCTTGGCAAAGTTGTGATGGATGTTGATAGGCTCATCAAACTCACACTCCAGCTCTGCGTAGATGGCGAATATTACATGAATCATAATCCGTTCACGGTTTTCCTGAGCGAAACGCAGGGCGTAGTTCATAGCCTCAATGTACTCCCGCGCCTCTACTGTTCCGATAGGCAGGAACGCTACCCCGTCGTCGCCCTTCGATTCGGGAATGTCAGAATGAAACATATCGCACAGCCGCTGTGCCTCAGCATTGTAGTGCTTGGCAATCTTGTAACCGAAGTTTCTGCTACCGCTGTGAACCATTGCCCACAGAAATCCATCACTGCCAGCCTGCAACTCGATGAAGTGGTTTCCGCCACCGAGAGTCCCGAGTTGCTTGGATGCCGACACCAACTCCCTTGTTACAACTGCGTTATTAGGACAATCCTTGAACCCATCCCATTCCTGCCTGTCCTTTTGATGGTCAAACCCAACAGGCACCAACTTGCGAATAGTGCCCATGATGGCTTTGATCTGGTCGGTGGTGACCTCCTTGGCAAGCACAGTGGTTCTGACCGCTATCACGCCACACCCAATATCCACGCCAACGAAGTTTGGAGAGACTGCATTCTTTAGCGCCACTACTCCACCTATCGGCATTCCGTATCCCTGATGACAGTCCGGCATAAGAGCCACATGTCTGAATGTGCAGGGATGATTGGCGAGGTTGATCACTTGATTCAGGGCCCCATCCTCAACATAGTCACACCAAGTTTTGACTGGCACTCTGGTTCCTACTGCTATTACGTTCATGCATCCTCCTTATTTAATTTACTGTCCCGCGACCTGACTGATGTCTAGGTATATATTGTTCTCGTTCCCGCACTCGCAGGCCACCCCAACAACTTGGCATGTTCCCTCGCTCGGCTCTCGGGATATTGTGAGCTCCAGTCCGTTAGAACCCTGAATCTTAAAAGAAGCAGGATCTGAGTTCGTCATGGTGACTACAACTCCGGCGGTGTAGCCGATGAGTAGTGACAATGCGATTGCTATGATTACACTTTTTGCTTCCACTTGTCCCTCCCGTCTATGTCTTGCTCGCGGATCTCTGCCGCATGTTTCCTGAGATACCTGCCCAGAGGATTATCTTCAGTCCTTACCCCGTCATTCCAGAGGTATCTCCAGTATGGCGCCGGGACTTCTCCGAGTGGAGTTCCTTTATATTTCCCCCACGGCATGGGTGATTCTGGGGTGAGGTTTACCATACCACTTTTCCTTGTCCGGGTCCGACTGCAGTCCGAAAGTTAATTGACTTTAGTTCTCTTGCTATTAGGTGGCCTATATTCTCAGAGAGATACTGTAAAAGATGATTCTCGTGATCCATAAACCCGCACCGAACCATCTCGTTAACAAACTCTACGGATACTCTGTAAGTAAGATAGCCACGCCCATCCATCTCTATGGTGCATCTGGTCAGCTTTTTGATCAAATCATCCAGTCGCTTCTGGGTTTCGGTCTGGTCGATACGCTCTCGTCGTGCGACCTCGCGGCACTCCTTAACCATTGTGCTACGTTTGACCAAAGGGAACCTTTCTTTTTTCTTTAGCCACCACCACCTGAACTTATGCTTGAGCTTCATTCTCCACCTCCAAACTGTTTCTCGGCCAGCTTATCCTTATACCACTGCGCGACCCCACCAGACGCTCCCCTCAAAACATCTTTGATGGCCCACTTATATAGGCGATCCTTGATCATTTCTTTTTCCTCGGACTCGATGTCGGCCTGAACTTCTTTGATCAGCATACCGATATCCTTAGGGCTGTTCGTAAGCTTGCCCTCTTCTTTCAGATGCTGAACAGCTTTAGCCCACCTGCCCTCGCATCTAAGCTCTTGAATTAACTGATCCTTGATGTCTTTGCCGCCGGGGTTTTTGGTCTTCCATTCCTTCTCGTGCTTTTCTTTGAATGCCTCAGACACATATTTACCCATCAGTGCTTTTTTGTCCTGTCCGAACCTGTGATAGTTCTTTATCACAATGCCCTCGATCTTTGTGCCGCCGAGGATGCTTTCTCTCTCTAGTAATTCAGTAAAAATGTCCATGCTCTCTAAGACGCCCACAAAAAGCAAAGGGACGCACTCCAAGCCAAGACGCTCACCCTCTTTAACCTTTGCGCTGGGAAGCGCATATGTCTCGTTGCCGTCATCCATGTCAAATAGAATTATGGATCTGTGCGGCACGCGGCTGTACGATAGGGTATTGTGTTTGGGCTTCTGAAGGTACTCTCCGCGGTAGATGACATTGTCTTTCAAGTAGGGCTCCATCTCCCGGACTTGTTCCACCGCCTTACTGAACATCTTTTCTGGGGCATCCAGCATCAACTGCTTGCCCTTGCTTCTGCACATCAACTCCCCATTGATCTTACCGAACGAGAACTGACTTCCGTCCACCTTCTCCTCGATCACAACCGGGTCGGCCAGAAGGTCTACTATTTGCCTATGTCCCAGTGCATATATCTTAGGATAACTGCAGATCCTATTTTCCATCTCTAGTTTTGTCGGTATCGTCATCCTTATCCTTCCTTTCCTTTACGTCACTCATGCACACCCTGCAGTAGTCCTGAGGCTCTGAGTACAGGGCACCACACAAAGGGTTAACACAGACGTATTTCCATTTATCGTTCATGTCAACTCTCTCCTTGTCTTGAAATAGATCCTCCGGCTGGGTCATTGCGACCCTGACATGCACCGCCTTGAACCGGAGGCTCGTTTGGTTGTAAATCCCTAACCCTAAACCCGAAGTTCCTGACAACGTCCATACATAACCATTTGTTGTGCCTCGGGATGTCGGCCCTCTTACAGGCCTGATAAAAAAATGGGTGGCGGTTGATAATCATTTCCTGCCCTCCACCTTGCATTTATACCCCGGAACGTCAGCTACATAGGGACAATCATCCGGGAGTAACCCTTTCGCTATAGCCTGATCAACTGGTAAACATATGGGATTGATCTCGTGCCGCTGTTCGTAACACATGCAGAGCTTGGTCTTTGTGTCAAAGAAAGGGCAGTAGACCCCATCAATCTGCCTCATTCTTCCATCATATATGATGATGCTACGCTGGCAACACTTACCACAACGCCTACATTTATCCTCGTGGTTCATGTCAGAAGGGGAGGTTTGAATCCACATCATAGTCAGCCGGATCTTGGCTCACATCCTCAGGCTCCTGTTCAGGCCGCTGGTCCTCGCTGTCTGGGCGCCACCTGTCTACCTTGGCGTAATAGGTGTAGCCTTTAGGCGACGGTTTCTTTTTCTCACAGATGTTCACTGACACAAAGTTGTAGTCTTCTCCGAGTAGGCTGAGCATGTGTTGCAGGCTTTCCCGCGAGAAGGTCATCTTTAGAAGCGAACCGTACTGAGTCTTGATTACTTTACCGTTTCCTACGAAGTCTGGATCTCTGTCTGGCATGATGTGCCTCCTTACATTGAGAGCAAAAGTATTGCCCCTACTCCTATTGTCACAATCAAAATGATGGCGCCGAGCACAGATTTAACCAACAGCTTTATTGCCGTCTTTATTCTGCGATCACGCTGGGCCTCCGGGCTAATGTCGGTTGTGTCAATCATTGTTCTTCTCCTGTCCTATAATTCGGCTTGGTACGCCGACCTCTTTCGGAGGGTTGTCCTCGAGGCCAGCGACACCAAACCAATCAAGACCGCACCGGGGACAAGCATCAACGGGCCTCTGATTTGCATCCGTAATGGTGCCGTCGGCTCTAACATTGACTTCATATCCACACTCGGCGCAGTGCTTGATCATAACAATTATCCTTTGCTTGTAACCACGGGCTTTTTTACTACCTCTACGCCCGGATATTTCATATTCTCTTTAAGAGCTGTAGCCACCTTGTTGAACTGTAGCTTCGAGCAGATGGCATCGAGGTCTTTCTCAGACAGTGCTGGGAGAACGATTGTCCCCTCGGCTATAGCAATGCATACAGCCCGAAGATCCGTTATCCTTGCGCTGTATCTATAACTTATGCTTGTGCCTTCAAGCTTCTGCTTTTCGACCTTCTGGGCCTCGACCACGGTAGGAGAATCAATGATAGCCTCCGCGACCTCCGTCTGGCCAGACTTCTCCGCCTGCTCGGCAAGTGCGATCTTTTTATCCTCAGCCTTCTTTCTGGCTTCTGCCTCGAGCCTCTCTTGTTCCTCGCGCCTTTCCTTCTCGCGTTTAGCATGATACTCGGCCATTAGTGACTTAACATGACCTTCGGCCTTAACCAGTGTGCCGTCAGCATCCTTCTCGAGCTTTACGGCAGACTTCCATGCATCGTGAGCCGCCTTAGTGTTGGGACCAAATGTATCCTTCACCTGCTTGCGGAGTGTTTTGATGACCTTCAAGAATCCATTAGCGTGCTCCATGTCCTCGTCGGACCGGATGGCAAGCTCCTGCACCTTGGTCATGAGTTCTGTTGACTGCTGTTTTACTACTTCTTGTTTATCGCTGTTCTCTATCATTGTTACCTTTCCGCCCTGTTACTTGGGCTTACCTCATATTTCAGCCCGAATTATTGCGTCTATATATTATGCTGTCAAGCGTTTTTTTAGCAGGTAAAAGTTGTGCGCCGCCTGCCAGTCGAGCACGTCCTTGAAGTCGTTTAACATATGTAGTTTATATGTGCCGTTCTTGGACAGGACCAGACAGCCGCGCTGGGCTAGAGCGTGAGGAAGGGCATAGGCCGCAGTTTGCATCCCGGCCCACTTGGGCATACATCCAGACTTGATGTCAATCAGTATGCGAGATCCGTCAGGTCGCTCCATGATAAGATCATACGTCCCGGCATAAGTTCCGCCATCAACAATCTTTTCCCATGATTCAGGAACCCAATCTATCTCCAGCAGGAACCTGTCATAGGCCCTGATGTACGGCTCAATCCTTGGGTCGACTGACTCCCACGATAGTGATCTCTCGTTAAGAAGCTGGCATCCGACATGAACGGCTGTCCCGCGCTCTCGCGACTCAGGGGTAAACCACGTTGTATCTATCAGTCCGACATCATCAATGATCTGCGTGACCGAGGGGACCCTTTCGTCCCCTCGCCAGTATGAATGATCTTCGGACCTGAATATGAGCGAGCTCACTTGCTTCCTGCTTCTGCTTTAAGCAAACTGCCCAGCGTTATCAACTCATCGCGGCCAGCCAGCTCCCATGCCTCGCCTTCTTCGATGTTAATTCCTGCGGCCTTAGTAGCCCTCAGGAATTTCTCCTTGCCCACCTCGCCCTTCAGCTTGGTTATAGCCACTACCATGCGGTTCATTTCGTCCTCATCATCTCCTGCAGGAGCCTCCTTCTTTTCTTCGCCATCAGGGGTTTTAGCCTCGGGGGTTTTAATAGGCTCGCGCTCGGGCAGTGCTTCGTCTTCGAGATCCTGAACAAAGATATCAGATGCCGCTGTGACGGTGAGGAGTGCGTCTATGAAAGCTCTCTTCTTCGCCATCTTCAGGACTGTATTGAAACAATCAGCAGGATCTGGGTTCTCTATCTTCTCGCCGCAACCCTTGACTTTACACCATGCCCATGCGCCATGAATCTTTTTGGCGATGAGCCCGTCAGCCGCATACCGGGCCTTCTTTGCCCTGTAGTCCTTTGGGATAGGCTCATCCAGAACATCAACGTCTTGTTCCGCGTTACGATACCTATACTTGCTCTCCATTGTTGAGCAAGAGCCGACCCCTTCCCCTAAGAGAACGCCATCTCTAGTGTACAGCTCGCATGTGATTTCATATTCCCTGTGACCTCCATCAAGATCAATGCGCTCCTTGATGTACTTGGGAGTAAAGCGGAAGGTGCTGGCCAGCTTCTCGGCTCCGGGCTTAAGGAGAGTCTTCTTGTCTCCGCACCCCGGTACTGTTCCGTAGTGCTCGCCTTCCTTCATTACATGTTTCATTACCTGCTGTATCAGCTCAACCTGATCCTTGACTTCAAGGATATTCATAACCTCAGTTGAGTTGCCGTCTTTGATCATGAGTTCGTGTGCCATTGTTCGCCTTTCCGGGGCCTCGCCCCAATTAATATTACCGCCACCATTTAACAGGATATTTGAAGTTGTTGTCAACTATTTTATGCCCTCTAAGTTTTCTTTTTCTTGAGGGGTGCCGAAGCTTTCTGAATGCCTTAGACTCGAGCTGTCTTACCCGCTCGCGAGTAATGCCCAGATCCTCGGCTATAGACTCAAGACTCCTGTCTTCCCAGAACCTTGCCCGAATAATCTTCTCCTCTCTTTCTGTAAGCTCTGACAGAACCTCGTCAATTATAGCGTTGTCTATCTCTGTGCTTTCTCCCGGCAGTGCTGGCTGTTGCTCGATCATACCCTTTAGTTGAGCCTGTTCCACAAACGCCCCGATCTCATTTGTCTCAACCTCGTGGTCAAGGTGCTCCGGGAATATCTCATATGGGCTATAGGCCAGTGCTTCGGCTATCCTGAGGGCATCCTTCCTAAATGCTCCATCCTCCCTGCGCGGTGATCGCTTAAAGTTTAGATAGTTGCTGACGAGTGTTGGCTGAACGCCAGCGGCATGAGCAAGGGTATTCTGATTCTCCATGCCCATCTCGCGCATTGCCTGCAGGAGCCTGCCGTTTCTAATCTTCATTGATGCATAGTAGTCTTTCACTTTTTCTCCTTCAGGAACACGTGGTTCCCGGTTCTTAGAATCTCCTGCATCTGTTTCGCCCAGCTTGGGCTACACAGTGAGGGGTTATAGTAATGTGTTGCAGACGTGCTACACTCAAACTCGCCCCGGACCATCTTCCGGGCTATCTCCTGCGCCATAACCCACTCAGGGTCGTCGTGCCAAGGGAGCTCTACCTCCTCTACACTCTTGCCATTCCAGCAACTGAACTGGTAAGGCTTCAGGCAGACCGACCTCAAGTCTCTAATCTCTCCGCCTGCGCGATTCCAGATCACAGAAGCCACGAGTTCCATGCCTCGATCACCCTCGCTCCGGGCCTCCCAGTAAAGAGTTAAAGCCAAAACTAACATTAGTCTCATAGCGTAACCCACCTTCCGTCTTCAAGATAATCGATCCTTGTGGCGCCTGCATTGGGTGTGCCAAAGTCGTCTAAAGGAATAAAACCGTCCTCGCTGGAGGCATCACCTATAAACAGACCATCATAATACAACTCGTCATCGTCGTCATACATGCGGAACTTATGACCCTCTCCCTTCTGTAATCTTTCCAGTGTTTCAGCATCAATGCTACAAGGTCCGCGAACTCCAGTCTCATCGCCGCCGCTAATATGATCTACCGTTATCATCCAGCCGTAACTCATGATCTCCTCCTGTTCTTATATGAACCCAATTGCCTGAGCTCAAAAAATCCCTTCAGCCTTGGTTCGCGATACATTGCAAACCGAGCCAGATATCCAATGACGTTATTGTTAATCTTAAACCCCGAGGCGTCAGGACCATGCTTCATGTCGTAATGCCAGCGGAGCCTATTAGCCAAGGCCCAGTGGCTGTACTTTTTAAAGCCTCTCTGCCGGAGCCCCCACGCCAGCTTGATAAACTTATTAGCTATCTCCCGGCCTGTGTCAGAGTGAACCCACTCCTGAAACCAAGGTGGCAGAGCCTCAAAGCCTTTAGTGTTATCGCTGAAGTCCATCTGTGTTCCGGTCATGCGTCCACCTCCTCATGATCTTCTTCCATCTCGGCTCCGCATTCCTGACAGATTCCGTTAGGCTCCCACATCTCTACCTTGCCATAGGCATCATCATAAGAAGCATCCCGCGCATCCTGCTGTTGCCATTCCTCGCACTCAGGACACCACATCTTGTCAGAATACTCTATGGCCCTCTCTCTGCTTACTGCTGTTATGCTACCCGTTATCATTGCCAACCTCCTGTCTGTCTGCTCTAACTTTTATCCCCATAAGAACTGTAGGCTTTCTGATGTGCCACTTACCATCGCTCTCTCTCCATGCCAACCTGCCGCAATATGGACAGTGCTTGTAATCACCCGTAAGCCGCTTCATAGGCCGCGAGCACATACAGTACTCGGGCTCAGCTCCCGGCGCCCGTCTTGCTCTCTTCTTTCTTGTATACGCTGTAGTCACTTGTCACCTCTTTCTACTAGAATGCATCCCAGCTCTTGAAGATCATCCCGGCTATACCTGCCCGTAGACAGCACGCCTGTCTGGAATCTCAACCTGTAGAGCACGCAGTCAAACTTGTCCCGCTCAGTGGTTCGCTGGATGACCGCCCGTGTGGCCTTGCTCTCAATCACATCACCCGTCTTGAGTTTGTCTGGAAGAATATCCATTAGATGCAAGTCCTGAATCGATTTACGGTTTCATCATAACGAGAATCTTTCCACGCAATTTGACCATTACCGTAGGCTCCGGTCCTGATTTGATATATCCACTCTGCGCCATTCCACTTGCACCACCTCTTTGCCCAAGATCGGCCACCGTTCTTTGGGTCGCGCCAATAAATAACAGGCTCGTCCAGAGGCGTTGATTTAGAAAGGTATACGCCAACCTTGCAAGGGTGCACTCGCACCTCAATGGAACCCACACCATCGCGGAACTCTCGAAACCCAATTGATTTAATGCGAGGATCGTAGAGATCCTCAGTGATGATGTCCTTTTTCATTTCTGCTGTCTTCATCTTGTTACCTCCATCTGCTGTTTTGTTGTTACCTTTCTCGATCATCTGGCAATAGTTTAGCGGAGCTCATAATATATGTCAACATCTTTTTTATCTTTTTTAACACCTCAAAAATATCGCCCTCCCGAAAATAGGTGTTGACGCTAAGAACTACTGCCGCTATTATCGCTTTTGAAATGAACAGCGAAGACAAAACAATCATCACCTCCTGTGGGGCGGTGTGCTTTGTGTCCTCAATGACGCCGGGTCAGTTACCACCCGTTCGCTGGGCCACCGCCCCCTCCATTTTTTTGTTGACTCACAAATCTGGAGAGTCTATATTCGCGAAATGAAACAAGATAAACACCAACTGATTAATCAAATCAACTGTGGCGGGGGAGCTGTGTCCGTAAGGCTCAGCGAGGTGTGGTGCCTACTTGTTCCCCCGCCTCCATCTACAAGGAAACACCGATGAAGTTGCCGTATTTCAAATTCATGGTTAACGACTGGATCTCTGGCGACATTACACTGGAGGATCTCCAGCTTCAGGGAATCTTCGTAAATATCTGCGCCTTGGTCTGGAAGCATGACGGTCGATATAGCAGAATAGCAAAGCTATCCAAGCGTTTAGGTCTGCCATTAGCAGAGTTAAATCGTGCTATAGAGGCCTTAATTGAGAGCGATTTAGTGTACCGCGATGAAGAGGGTTGTCTCCGCGTGGGATTCATTGACGAACAGCTCGGCGAGGTTTCGCAAGTCCATGCAAATAAAGTACTTGCAGGCAGGCTCGGGGCCCTGAAGAGATGGGGTGGTAAAGCAGACAAGCAGACCCATGATAGCAGAATAGCAGACCCATCTAATAAAGAGTCAGAATCAGAATCAGAAAAAGAATCAGAAAAAGAGTCAGACAAAGAGGATGGGCTGGCGGCGACTTACGAGGAGTATCCTCTTTTTAAGAAGCTTCATGAATGCCCGGACCTCAGGAGGATCTCTTTAGAGCAATATCTCAGAGCCGTTCAGAGTAGGAGTAAGTTCATGGATCTTGATAAGGCCATCGAGGAGGTGGTTAGGAGGGCTCATATCCAGTCGCCTATATCTAAGCCCGGATCTTTTCTGGATGCCCAGCTCAGCTACTGGGAGAAAGACCATGCCGCCGACATCAGCAAGCGGCGTAAAGCACACAAAAGACTTCAGAGGTACATCGCCGAAATGGCTGAATGCATTGTAGAGTACCGGGCTAACCCGAAACACTCAATGTACAGCAATGGGGGCATTGAGCGAATGGCGACTGAGTTCGCCCGAGAACATGGAGATCATGCCTTGGAGATGGCGGAGAAGATGGCGGGTGAAGCGCAATTTTAAAGCATTACGTTAAGAGGCACTATAAGGATGACTAATAGTAATACTAAGCAGAATCTGTCGAACAAGTCAATCTCAGCCGGAGACTTAGACAACAATACTCATATTGAATACAGCGCGATAGAGGGTACATTCCCGAACTATAAGCAGGTTTTGCCAGACTTCCACAAGATGGAAG